TGTTGTCATAGTCCCAGCAGTCAACCAGTACATTGACGATGCACCCAGGGTAAAGCATTGGGCTAAATACCATCGGCTGCATCGGCTGAAGGTTGGCATCAATGATCGGTGGGATACCGCGAGTCGTACCAGCACTCAGGCTGATGTGGTTGGCATATTCGGGGCCAAACTTTTCAGGCTGAGGAACTTTAGGTTTCGCAGTTGTACCATCAAGCGGGTGATTGCCATTGGCGGGAAATGCACCACGGAAAATTCCAGTTTGCAGCTTGTTATCCACAATGGATTTCAACTCAGCGTACTCAGGTGCCGCAAGCGACATGAGGAAACCGAGGTTGTAGTTGATTGAACCCGACTGGCGAGTTTCAGGATTACGCAAGCCGTCCCACGATAGGACGACGTTGTTGATTTGCACTAACTTTTCGCTAATAAATGTCATATTTTAAAGTCTCTTGAAGGCTTTGATGGCCTGAGTTTCATTTGATGGTACGAGTTTCATACCAGTTGACGGACGAACAAGATAATCATTTATGACGGCTTTGTCAATTGCTTCATCACCCTCCGCTTTTCGCTTCTTGTTCACTGCCGCTAATTGCTTATCAAACGCAGCAGGTGTGATCAACTCACGCGGCTTGTACATCTCAATACCCACCGACTCACCGATCACGGCAATCTCATCCTGTGGTGTGCTGTTGTACTTACGATTGCCAACACCACTGGTGATGCCATAGCCTTGGATCGATGCACCTTTTTTCTCGATGCGGTTGATGGCATCTTCTTTGATGGCAGCATGGCGATGCTCGATTGCTTTCATACCGCGCTCAAGCAGTGCCAGTTCAAACGACACACCGTCGTCTGACAACTCCATTGGTATTGCAGACATCGCGTAGTCAACTGCACTGCTGGCCGCTGATCGGGCCGACGGACATGCGTGACGGGCTCGACAGTATCGGCAGTGATTGCCAGATATAACCCCAGGTTCTGAGGTTTCTGCGAGAGTAGCTTGTGATCGTAGTAAGTTGAATTCACCACGGAGATCAGAAGCTGAACACCTGTACTCTTTCACCGGTCCCTGATCGTTATACGACCGAGGCTGTACGATCTTCATCGTCACATCAATCTGCTGGTCGGTGTAACCATCGATCTTCAAAATGTCGAGTATCCCAGCGATGTAGTTTTTGTTCTGCCAGCTGTCAGCCTGTACATCTTTGTGGCCGTACTTGTAGTCCCAAAGATGTAAATGCATGTTCTTAATATCGAAGGCCCAAGCGTCAGGTGTACCACCGTTGAGCGAACTAATTGAAGGTATCTCCATCCGTTCTTCAATGTGTAGATGCTGCAACAGTCCGTACTCCTGACAGACTGACAGCACATCATCAATCATGACCTCAGCACACTCGATCATATCGGCGTTGATGATGATGTCATTCTCAGGACAGGTGGCATCGAGCAGGTAACTGGGGATGACATAATGGCAACCATACCTAACGTAGCTTTTCAACACCTCACTGACAACCCAGTGTGATGCTTCACCTTCCTGTGCTTCAATCGTATCCGCATCAGGATAGATACTGGACATCAGTGGGTTGCCAGCACAGTGCACCCACACATCAGCAGACGATGGTGCTAGGAAACTATGCGTCATGATTAAGCCCCAGCTTTGCACAGAACGCATCGTACAGATCGGTCCGTGGTGACAGCAGTGGGAAAATATCAATACCCAGTTCTTTCAACGCTTCATCCTGAGTGACTTTAGTGACGCGCCCCTCTTTGATGGCTTGCGTCAAGGCTTTGACCAGTGTGTTCCAGTCCCATGACCCAGCTGGTGCAGGTGGTCCGGTTGGTGCAGGTGGTGGTGCAGGTACAGCAACAACACCAAGTAGTTCATTAACCACTTCTTTAAGAATACTTGGATCAACATTCCGGCGCTTCTGCCATACACCCTTACCAGTTCTCAGGCCGTTGCTACTGTGGATGCGTTCATCCCAAGGCAGACCATCACCGTCCAGATTGGGATCAACAACCTCACCGCCTTCAGTTACTTCCAGTGTAGGCTCGGCAATGAACGCAGCCAGATCAGCAGGCGGTTCGGGTGGACCATTATCACCAAGTGGTTCAGGCACGGCTGGTGCTGGTGCTGGTGCTGGTGCTGGTGCTGGTGCTGGTGCTGGTGCTGGTGCTGGTTCAGGCACGGCTGGTAATGTTTGAGTTTCAATCGCAGCACCCGTTATATCTTGTTGTACATCGTTGGGCACTAATTGCATCTGCTCCAGTGCGTCACCCAGCGACTCATTGTCGTTGAGGGTGATAGTGATGTTGATTGTTGGCATTTCTATTCTCCTGTTGACGGATGAGCATCCTACCCGTATATTGACAATCCCGTCAACAGGAGATTTCAATTGACTAACACCTATATCTGCTACCAATGCGAAAAACAATGCGAATATTTATTCGATGACAGTCGATGCAGCCACTGCACTCGACTGACACCAGAAGAAGTAAGGGGTGATTCTGTTGACGATGATACTTAGGCCATACCAGTTTGATCTAGTGTCAGACATACATGCTGGATGGGATGCTGGTCATCAGAATGTTATGGCAACATTACCAACAGGTGGTGGTAAAACCGTCGTTTTTAGTCACATCATCAATTCCATGAACGTACCCACCTGTGCCATCGCCCACCGTAAAGAGTTGGTCAGTCAAATAGCATTGTCATTAGCGGTCAACGGTGTACCACACCGCATCATCGGGCCCAAGTCACTGGTCAGGTTCGTGGTCAATACTCAGATCAACGAACTGGGTACGAGCTTTTACAATCCAAACGCAGCCTGTGCAGTGGCTGGTGTCGATACACTTGTGCGTCGTACCAAAGAATTGAGTGGATGGATGCAGCAGGTCAAGCTGTGGGTAATTGATGAGGGTCATCATGTTGTGCAGGGCAACAAATGGGGCACCGCTACCGATCTATTTCCGCACGCCAAAGGACTAGGTGTGACAGCCACACCCTGTCGCGCTGATGGCAAGGGTCTTGGTCGTCATGCTGATGGTGTGATGGATCACATGGTGCATGGTCCAAACATGCGCGACCTGATCGACATGGGTTTTTTAACTGACTATCGAATATTTGCACCACCGTCTGACATTGATCTGGAAACAGTCACAGTGACGGCCAGTGGTGATTACAACCCAGCCAAGCTTAAGAAGGCGGTGCGATCCAGTCATGTGGTGGGCGATGTGGTTGAGCACTATATGCGCATAGCCCCAGGTAAATTGGGCATCACCTTTGCATCTGACGTTGAGACTGCTGGCGACATTGCCAGCCAGTTCCGTAAGAACGGTGTACCGGCTGAAGTCGTGTCGGCCAACACCCCTGATCTGGTTAGAAGTGAGGTGGTCAGACGGTTCAGACGGCGAGAGATTATGCAGCTGGTCAATGTCGATCTGTTTGGTGAGGGGTTTGATTTACCGGCAATTGAGGTGTGCAGCATGGCCCGACCGACCCAAAGCTATGGGCTTTACTGCCAGCAGTTCGGTCGGGTGTTGCGGATCATGGAAGGCAAAGAGAAAGCCATCATCATTGACCATGTGGGTAACGTCGTCCGACACGGACTGCCGGACAAGCCACGCATCTGGTCACTGGACAGCCGTGGTAAGCGCCCAGCAGCTTTAAACCCTGACGATGACATACCACTTCGATATTGCCCTGAGTGCACACAGCCCTATGAGAAGCATCTGGTGAGGTGTCCGTATTGTGACCATAAGCCAGTGCCCGCCAGCCGATCCAAGCCTGAATTCGTGGACGGTGACTTGCACGAGCTGGACGCTGAGGCACTGGCTGAGATGAGAGGTGCGGTTGACAATGTGGACAATTGGCAGAGGAAGGCACAAGGTATGCAACGCGCTCACATGCCAGAAGCAGCAGTCAATGGCTTCAAAAAGTCAGCTGTCAAACGGTTGGAAATGCAGACAGCCCTGCGAGAGTCGATGGGTTGGTGGACAAAATTACAACGAGAACAAGGCCGGTCAGACAGTGAGTCATACAAGCTGTTCTATCTGACATTTGGCATCGATGTACTGTCAGCACAGGCACTGGGTAAACCAGAAGCCATTGCGTTGGCCGACAAGGTTAATCACTACATAGGAGCAACAGCATGAGCAATTTACAGAATGCACTTGAGTTATGCAGAAGAATGGAACCGTTAGCAGCATTGTGCGGTGGTCATGTTGCACTGACCGGTGGCTGTTTGTACAGCGACGGTGAGCGCAAAGATATTGATATTTTAGTTTACAGAATTCGACAGGTTGATGCAGTTGACTGGGATAGGTTAAAGATAATCCTCGAAGCATGGAATATCGAGGTGGTTTCTGATTTTGGGTGGTGCAAGAAGGCTAAGTGGGACGGTCACAGTATCGACCTGTTCGATCCCGAAGCAGATGGTGCCTACGATGATGTTCCAGTGTTTGGAGCAACAGCATGAATAACGGAGATAAAGCTACAGGCCCTACTGCCATCAGCATGTACGGAGTAACCGTAAGAGCCAACAGAAAAGAAAATCAGCAAAGAATCTACGAGTTTCAGCACAGCCTTGAATTATTGCCAAACCCAGACTCATGGTATGGCCGACAACACCAAGCCTTGATAGACAAATATCGAGCAGTCGCGTTGATTTGGGCCGATGTGCCTAACGAATTTGAAAGGGAGTAACAGCATGATAAAAACTTGCAGATTCAATAAGTGTGGCGACATCGTAACCTGTGTGACCTGTCATAAAGAATGGGACACCACATTGGTGGAGCCTCAATGTAACAACTACGATGAGAGAGGTGAAACCATATTGCTATGGGTGTGCGCTTTCGCATCGTTGATAGTGTTAGCTGTACTACTCAAATGAACCTCAACAAGTGGGCCATCAAATGGCAGATACCACTCGCTGCCATTGTCGATATGAAGGCTGAGATGGGACTGTCCGGCACGGTACAACTTGAAGACGGTCGGGTGTTGCACACTGAAGCGGGTGCACAGTCAGCCATAAGAGTTGAGGCAGCTGCGATAGGCACAGTTCTATGGCGCAACAACAATGGTGGCTACCAAGATGACAACGGAAATTTCATTCGCTATGGGCTGGCAAACGACAGTGCAGCGATGAACAAGCGGATCAAGTCCAGCGACCTGATCGGCATCCGTGACGGTGGTCAGTTTATCTGCCGTGAGGTCAAGCAACCTGGGTGGCGGTACACCGGCACAGCACGAGAAGCCGCACAATTAAAATTTATTGAATTGGTATTATCGAAAGGTGGTGATGCTGGATTTGCAACCGGAGAAGGAACGTTATGACTGAGACAACAGATGACGCCGACATTAAGCACAAACTAACGGTAAGCGGTGAGCAGTTGACACCAATGCAACAACGCCGTTGTGTGCAGTTGATTGAAAAGTTTGGACCAGAAGGTGTCGGGTTGGTGGAAGCGTTATCTAAGAGTTTGGAGGCGTTAAATGAAGATAATAGTTGATTATCCACCAAACTTTGAACAGATCGACAGGGTGTTCGGACCATTGCGTCACAAGTCGATCCTGTACGCCTACGGTGACACGATCTACAACCCGATGGATGTCGTCATAGCACCACAGCTGATCGCCCATGAGGAAATGCACGGCATTCAGCAAATGCAGCATGAGAGTGCTGAGTCATGGTGGGACTTGTACCTGTCTAACAAGGCATTCAGGCTGTATGAAGAAACACTAGCACACCGTGCTGAGTACCAACACATGGTGTCCAATGCCCCCAATCGGTTCGGTCGGAGAATGGCGCTCAAACATGTCGCCCAACGGTTAGCTGCACCGTTGTACGGTCGAATGATTACAACAGCAAATGCAAAAAAGGAATTAGTGAAATGAAGAAAGCAGATCGAAGACAACAAATCATGACGCACGCCATTAAATTGGCTCGACGTGTAGGTTATATGAATGTGCGTCGTGATGAACTGGCTGGCAATGCAGGGGTTGCCAACGGACTGGTATCCAACCACTGGACGACCATGATACAGCTCAAGCGGTCGATCATGAAGGAGGCAATCCGTATTGAAGATGCGGCCATTGTCGGTCAAGGGCTGGCGCTGAAAGATCGCCATGCGATGAAAGCACCACAGCATCTCAAGGATAAAGCCATCGCACAGATTGGGGTGTAGGCATGGAGCAACTACCCAAGGGATTGATACCACTCGGAGATTACAAACAATTCATCATCTGGCAGCTGGTGCCTGACACCCCAAAGGCGCGTAAGGTGCCGATCAATGTCAGCACGATGAACGCCCACGATCCACATGACAAATCGATCTGGATGGACGCACAGACAGCCATCGACACTGCCAATGTGTTAGGCGATGACTATGCGGTTGGCTTTGTGTTTACCAAGGCCGATCCATTCTGGTTCCTCGACATTGATAATTGCATCGAGCCAACCAGCATGTCACCCATCGCCAGTCAGATGATGCAGATGTTCGCCGGTTGTGCCATTGAAGTCAGCCAGTCGGGTCAGGGGTTGCATATCTTTGGCACGGGTGACTGTCCTGATCACGGCACACGCGACACACCCAACGGCATGGAGTTCTATACTCAACTACGGTTCGTTGCATTGACCGGTAACATGCTCAATGAGGAACCCTGTAGCACTGACTGCACGATCTTATTGCCGTGGCTGGTGGATAATCACTTCAAACCATTTGCAGGTGGTGCACTGTCACCGGCCAACTGGACCACCGTGCCAGTCGCTGAGTGGAAGGGGCCAGACGACGACAACGTATTGATTGATAAGGCTTGTGCGACCGTCAGTGCAGCTGCTGCGTTCGGTGGTAAGGCTACCTTCAAAGATTTATTTCACGGTGGGCTGGCTGAGGGGTATGATGAAAGTGCAGCCGATGCGTCACTGGCTGCACGACTAGCATTCTGGACGGGCAAAGACTGTGGGCGTATCGAGCGTATTATGCGCCGGTCAGCACTCAAGCGTGACAAGTGGGATCGAAGGGAACGTCCACCTGGGTATCTCAAGACGACCATTTTGAAAGCCGCTGCCCTGTGTGGTGATGTCTACAGCTCCGTTGCTCCGGCGAAGAAGGCACCACCGAGTTCTCCGGCGCAGGACAGCGGCTCCCCTCCTCCACCGCCACCCCCTGACGGGGTGTCCGGCTACCAATACATGACCATCGAACAACAGGCCGACTACTTCAAGGATTGTGTCTACATTGGTAATATTCATGCAGTGTGGGTGAAGGGTTACGACATGCTCAAGCCTGACCAGTTTCGTACAAAATTTGGTGGCTATGATTTTGCGATGGACAATGGTGGTGCTGGAAAAACCACCGATAATGCTTGGAAGTGTTTCACCGAAAGTCAGGCTATAAAATATCCCAAAGTGTATGGCTCATGCTTCCGGCCTAAACTACGGTCCGGTCAAATTATTGTTGAAGAAGGTCGTCAAATGGTCAACACCTATGAGCCGATCAAGACTAAAAGCAAAGAGGGCAGTATCAAACCGTGGATGGATTGGCTGACACTGTGCTTCCCAAATGAGCAGGATCGGTTGGTACTGCTGTCATACATGGCGGCGTTGGTGCAGTACCCAGGTGTTAAATTCCAATTTGCACCGGTGATTCAGGGCATGGAGGGTAACGGCAAGTCGTTGATGATCACACAGGTGTTAGCTCACTGTGTTGGTTGGCGGTATACCCACTTACCCAAAGCAAGTGATCTGGCCGGTAATGGTTTGAAATTCAATGGCTGGATGATTAATAAACTACTGATCATTATCGAGGAAATATTTGTCGCTGAACGTAACGAGGTTACTGAGGCGCTGAAGCCTATGATCACGGATGGAAGGATGGAAGTGCAGTCCAAAGGTGGCAACCAGTACATGGCCGACACACCGTTCAACACACTGATGATGAGCAACCACAAAGATGCGATCCGTGTCACCTTTGACAATCGACGGCATGCAATGCTGTTCATGGCACAGCAGTCTATGATGGACCTTCGACGTGACGGTATGACCGGTGACTACTTCCCAATGATGAACAACTGGCTGCGGGAGAAGGGAGGCTTTGAAGCGATGAACTATTTTCTCCGCAACTTTGCGATTCCTGAAGAATTGAATCCAGCAACCCTATGCGTTAGAGCACCTGTGACCAGCAGCACCAAAGAAGCTGTGTCACTAAGCATGGGTGGTATTGAGCAGGAAATATGTGACGCGATAGATGAGGGGCGACCTGGGTTTGCTGGTGGCTGGGTGAGCAGTATTGCATTGAATGTGTTACTGACGAAGATACGCGCAGCCGGTAAGGTGCCACAGAATAAACGTCGAGGCATGATGAGGGGGATCGGCTACGACTGGCACCCTGCACTGGTCGATGGTCGGGTCAACAATGCGGTGGTGCAGGAAGGTGGTAAACCCAAGCTGTTCGCACAGATTGATCACATTAATAACAACCTGAACAGCTGTGCCGATGTGACTAGATCATATATCAAGGCACAGGGCTACGCACCACAGATTGACGGGAATGTCAAAAATGGTTAAGGTTACTGAGCGCGAAGTCCTGACCGTGGAGTAGTGACCCTGCACACGGTTGGGCAACTAATTTAAAGGAGAATGATGATGGGTGTTAAAGATACAATTGTAAGTTCGATTGCTGGTGCGGCTGGTGCTGTGATGACTGGACTGGACGGACTATTCACGTCAGACGATGAGCGTAACAAATCTAAGATTGAGATCGAAAAGGTGTTCGCTGGCCTGACCACTACCGTGCTGTCATCAGTCGGGCAGATGGAAGCCGAGCGCACCACCCGACATGCTAACGACATGAAGTCGGACAGCTGGCTGTCGAAAAACATACGGCCAGCGACGTTGATCTTCCTGCTGGTGGCGGTCACGTTCTTTGCCTACCTAGATTCTTCAACCTTTGCCACTGACAGCTGGTTCGCTGGTTTCTCAATTGAGGATCGGTGGGTCAGTTTGTACAGTGGTCTGCTCGAAGTGGCGTTTGGCTTTTACTTTGTGGCTCGTTTTGGTGAGAAGGTCATGAAGATATACGCCGGTACGAAGAAGGATTTATAGCAATGAGCGATTCAGCAGTATGTAGTCCATCCCATTATTTGGATGGAGATGTGGAAGTCATCGATGCAATGGTGGCTATGTATGGTGAGCAGGCAGTCAAAGACTACTGCGTGATTAATTCATTCAAATACATCACTCGATACAAGAAGAAAAATGGAGATCAAGACTTAGCCAAAGCCGTTTGGTACTTGCGCTTCTCTGTTGGTGATGACCCTCGCAAGGATAAGGAGTATGGCAAATGATCATTTGGACGAGAATTGGACAGCACATCTCCGCACGCATTGATATGTCAGCAGGTGATAGAGTAATGAAGAACTTATCAAACGAACAATGGGCAGAGGTTAAGCGCAACAGGATTCTTAACCTGCACGACAGTGAAGATCCTAAGACCGATATGCAGTTAGCGTTAGACCGCATCACCGCCCTAGAAGATATGTTGGCAAAAGCCATCGCTGAGATACAGGGAGAGGGTAAATGAGTAACCGAAACGATTTCAGCATGAAAGGAGCTCTCTACCTGATTCTATTTTCCTGCTTTTTTACCGGCCTGATGACGCGCCAATACCAAATAGACCTGTACCGGCCACTACTCGAAGCGTGTGAAGCGGAACTCTCACGCGATCAGGAATGCAAGCTGATTGCAGTACCGAAGGATGCAGCATTGGGAGAGGGTAAATGAAACGTTACGCACTGAAAGTGGTTGAACGTCATAATGCTCCCCCTTCGTATTTCACATTAATAAAAGGTTGGTTGTGGGGTTGGAATCCTCTTAATCGTCGTCAAAACCTTTTCTTGACTCGGGAAGGTGCTTTGGATGCAATCAAGTTGGATGCAGCCAACCGCGAAGAGGCGCGAGAAATGAAAATTAACTTCCAGGTTGTGAAAACATCCATTCTGGAAGTGACAGAAATAACACACCCCGATCTTTAGTTACTAGGAGAGACTGTATGAGAGACTGTAAAGGTAAGAATTGTGATGTCTCCAAGTACAACGAATACCCAACGCACTCATTTTTGAATTGTATTGACGCATTCGAGGCGGTCAAAGGTGATTGGGAAGTTTGCCCGAAATGCAACCTAGAGCCTAAACAGTGGGTTTACGATAACGGCCGTTCGACCGCTTGCGGTTGTTGGATTTCCAAATACGATCATTTTTCGATCAATGCCGAGTCAATTATGAGCGTTCACAAGCGCACGGACGGCAAGAAAATGAGCGAATACGACCCTGACGACTTGCGGCGTAACTGGAACCACTACACCGAGACAGGCGAGAAGTTTGCGACGATAGGAATACGAATATGAGTAATTTGCTACTTGAATACTGTGAGACCGATCTGGAAACCACCTACATAAAAGCATACCTAGCTAATGGCTGCAATATGGCAGAGGCGGCTAGAGCGTGTGGCAAGGGGAAGTCTACGGTTGGTGAGCAGATAACTAAGGTCAAACATAGGGCTGCTAGAAAAAACCCTGACATGCACACAGAGGGCGCCCCAGAGGGCTACCACCTCAAGGGCGTATCAACACTCGAAAAGACTGCAAGCGGTTCGCGCTGGATCAAGACGGACGTTGACAAGCAAAAGCAAATCGAATCACTGGAGCGGGTGGTAACGGTTCTAGCCAAGGGCTTACCTGTTGCGCCTAAGATAAAAGCCCCAAAGAAAGTGATAGCAGACCTCTGCACACTTTACACCTTCACAGACTATCACCTTGGGATGTTCTCCTGGGGTAAAGAGTCTGGCGAGGATTGGGATCTAAAGATAGCTCAGAACACGCTCAACGAATCCTTGGGTCAAATGGCGGTAGGATCACCAGATAGCGAGCTTGCTATTCTGAATATACAGGGAGACTTCCTGCATTGGGATGGCCTCGACGCGGTAACACCCATGCACCAAAACGTATTAGACGCTGATAGTCGATTCGATAAACTTGTTGAAATTGCGATTTCACTTTGCATAAATTCAACTCAACGACTGCTAGAAAAGCATAAAAAGGTTCGGCTGCTGATCTGTGAGGGGAATCACGATCTAGCGTCTAGTGTGTGGCTTAGAAAGTGCATGAAAACAGTATTTAGCAACAACCCTCGGGTCGAGGTTGATGATACGCCCTTTCCTTATTACGCCTACCTACACGGTAAAATTATGCTTGCGTTTCACCACGGCCACAAAAAGAAGAATAAACAGCTTCCAGAATTGTTTGCTTCTGAACCTAGATACCGATCAATGTGGGGCGAGGCGGTCTATTGCTACATTCACACAGGACACCTGCACCAAACCGAGCAAGACATGGCGGAATGTGGCGGGGCTATTGTTGAGCGGCACCCCACGGGCGCACCAAGGGACGCATACGCGACACGTGGCGGTTGGGTATCAAGGCGGGGAATGCGGGCTATAACTTATGACAAGCTAAAGGGCGAAGTCTCAAGGGTTACTGTTGCGCCATAACACGAAGGTGAGCGAACTATGAAAGTAGAATTAACACAGGGTGCCAAAATGGTTGGATACCCATACCAAATGATAAAGGGAGTAATGTATGAATAACGGAGATAAGCCAGCAGCACCACTCGATCATGCCTCTGACTGTGAGATTGACCTGACAATTTCATCGGGGGCAATCACTGTCACCGGCAGCTACCACAGGGTAGACACAGAGTGCCAAAATGGTTGGATACCCATACCAAATGATAAAGGGAGTGATGTATGAGTGAATTAAAGCCTTGCCCGTTTTGTGGTGATACGCCAGAAGTACCCGAGTATGAGGCTGGCACTTGCTACGATGATTTGGGGTGCTGTTTTGCCTATGTGTCTATACAAATCTGCGACCTTATGACTCTTGAAGAGCGCCAAGAAGATGATTCGTGGAGCAATACAACATTCCGGTACAGCCAGAAATATGTCGATAGAGCAATAGCGGAAGCTGTTTCGGATTGGAACACCCGCACACAGGATAAAGGGAGTGATGTATGAGTAATGAACCTAAAGAAACAAATCTGTTTGGGGCGTCTGTTTCTCAGAAGCTGGACATATTTAGATACACAGAGCAGGACGGCGAAAGGGCTTGTCATATTGCGCAAGCAGCAGATGACGCTAGAACGTTAGAGGCAGAGGTTAAGCGTTTAACCGATGAGAATGCACTGCTAATAGAATCCGCTGACAGCCTAATGAATACGCGGATCGAGCTTGAGAAAGAGGTTCAGCGTTTAACCAATAAATGTAATGCGATGCAGGAGCAGTTAAAGGGTAAAGATAATGACAGAGAAAATAGCTAAAAAGAAAATACTTGCACTACTAGATGCTTTATACAGTGAAGCACGGAATTGTGGAAATAAAGAAAAAGCAAACGAATTATCATATATGTATGATTGGTTAAAATCTGAGGGAAGGGTTTATGAGTAACTACTGCAAAGAACACGGATCAAAGACTGATTTCTGCGTTTCGGATTGTGACGAGGTTAACGGAATACACCTAAAGGAACTGAACCAATCCCCGATCATGGTTATAGAAGGGTCCTCCAGAGACACAGTGTTTTACGACAGCAACGGTGACGAGTATCTGCGGATTGGAGCTGACAATGTGCCCGCTGACGTTTACGAGCGTTTCACCTCGTGGTGTATGCATTTACCGCCAGTTCACGATGCAGAAGTTAGGCGTTTAACCGATGAGCGTGATGCTATGCGGGAGCAGTTGAACAAAAACCCTGCACAAATAAAGATTCTAGAGAAACGAATCGAACATCTTGAAGGTGATTACGATCACTACGAATCATTTGATGAAGGCTACCGTAGTGCTGGTGCTGATCTAGACATATACAAAGCAGATAAAGGGAGTGATGGATAATGGCTGGCAGTGGCAACACGAGATACCGGCACAGGGTGCGATGCAATTCTAGCAAGTGCCGTCACCGCTTTACTTCGAAGCGTAAACCCCTCCGGCTTGATATGATTGAGTGTCCGATCTGCTGCGCCAATGTGCACAGCTGTGAGGGTCAACGTCGTCGTGAATTAGAAACCCAGGAACGGTGTAATTGTTACGCGATACCGTTCCCTCACCGGAAAGGCTCAGTGCTTGGTTGTGACCATCACCTGACCGATCCAAACAGCTGGACCATTGACCAAGAGCGTCAGTATCAAGGCATGATGGAAACACCAAGGAGTGGATAATGAAATTTAAATTCCCAGTAATAAAAGTACCGTTTAAAATTTTTGGTAATGTTGGCATTGCATGGTTCTTCCCGTTCATCATCGTGTACCGCGATGGGCCACACGTCGATCTGACGATCAAGCATGAGACTGTGCACATGATCCAGTGGTTGGAAATTCTGACGCTAGCCATACCGGTAATGGTGTTCGCCGTGTGGGTGCTCCGGCTTCCACTAGAATGGTTGGCGCTAAGTTACTTATTTTTTCACGCTGAGTATTTATATGAGTGGCTCAAGGCGGGCCGATCTTATGAGCTTCACGTAATGGAGATCGACGCGAAGTACTGGGCCGACCGCGATATAGCAGACCGGCCCTTCTTCTTTTGGGTTTAGCTTTGCGCCTTTCTGATTTGGTTAAGCATCAAGGCGGCATCGTAGATCGATTGCTTGTCGTCGGGATGCACTCTCACCATTGCAGGCACTCGTTCGAACCCATAGGCGTTAACGGCCCTGCGCTTGGGTTCAATGGTCCCAGTCACATCACCCGTCGTTGAGTCGGTCAGTGTGAGCACCGTGCACTTTAGATCGGCGTATGATTGCAGCATGGCCTTGGTAAAATCACCATCGCCCAGTACGTTACCGTTTGCATCTGTCACTTTTATACTCATTATCGTAACTCCCATGGAACATCATCAAATTTGACTACATGAACCGTTCCGTTACCCCTTTTGATGATTAATTCCCTTCGGTCAAATTGACCAGTCCAGTGAGTACTAATTGCGCCATCATGGAAAACGTTAGGAATCAGCCGCTCTAAAGCGAGAGATCGGGTTAATTTTTTTGTCAGTTGGGTTACTTCCAGTTGTGCACGGGCCATTCTTTCAAGCAACAAGCTCGCGTTTAGATGTTCGTCTATCATTTGTTTACTCCAAAAGTTGCAGTAATTAAACCAGCGGATCGGTCACCCTCAAAGCTGATAAGTTTTAGATCGTGGGCGGTGACTGCGATGGCTTTCCACAGTGCCCCGTCAGCCCGATCTGAGCCGTATCCACATTGCACCCTTCGCTTGGTGCGGTGAATCACTGTGACGTCCCTCCACAGCGTGAAGTGGCTCGTGGGGTTGCCATATATGTCATGGCCGAAGTCGTAAATCTCTGCGCGCACACTTATGATTCCTGCCATCCTAATGCCTCCATTACTCTACAGGTTGCTGTGTCCACACCTTCGCCGGTCATGGTGAAAGTGTGGTCCTTTTTGTTGAAGGTGACAATGCAACGTGAGCGAGGTATAGCCCACCGTCCACCGTCCTTCATATTGTCAATTAATGCCTGCGTCCATGCACAGGCAGCGAGCATTCCGTTAGGCGTGTCGATGTTCATGTCGTTCTCCGATTGTGATCCTGTCCAGTGGTCTACTAATCCTCGCACTCACAGCAGTCTTGATAGCTGACACCCATTCCGACGTTAGTCATACCGGTGTCGGCAAACAGCTCGTTGAAGCTGCTCCGGCCCTCGTAGCGAGCCATTGCAGTGACGAGCAGTGCATCAGGGTTGAGGTCAAAGATCGCCTCCATCACGTCCCTGTGACCGTGCCAGCATAGGCTGGTGGATCGTCGGCCCGTGGCTGACTGTTTGGCGAACGGTCCTTTCGAGTCAGTTACGCGCAGCGTGAAGTGCAAAAATTTACCTTCACACCCAGGGTGGCGGTTGAAAATTATATTGTCTGCACCCAGGTTGATGACCTCGGTGAGTTGTTGCTTGGTGATGCCTTTGATTTTCATAGTGGGTGTAACTCCTGTGGGACTTGCTGTAGTGCTATGGCTTGTTTGTTCATACGGTTGCTCTCTCGATAGTGATGAGGTTGGGCGGCGTTCGCACCGAGTTTTTTACCGCGATTGTTTCATGGTCGCCATCGTTTAGGGGCGATCCGTCGCAATCCAGTACCCTCCGGCCATCAATCCCGAAAACATCGCCACCAAACTCTATGCCGGTGCCGCTATCAGTGCCGCTAAGCTCGATCCAGCGAGTACCGTTGTCTGTTCCGTTTTCTGTTACTGTTACTGACATAAGATTCACCATTTTTTAGTTTGAATTAGCTGTTTTCGCTCGATGCTGATTCGGCAACTTCAAAAAAAATGCCTTTACGAATCATCCACTCGAATTTACTCCGGTTAAACTTTACAGTCTCCCCTGTGCTTATGTCTTCGGCTGTTACTATTTTCTTATTACATGTAATAACTTTTACAGCGAAACCACGCTCTTTGTTTTCGTATGTATTCAGGATAATTTTCATACGGTTACTCGCTCGATGGTGATGAGGTTGGGCTGGTATGTGACCAGCAGCTGGGTGCCCAGTGGGAAGCCTTCAATTTGCTTTGCGCTGAAGTCGATAATCGGTCGGGCTGGTGAGCCTGCCACCTTGAGCTTGCCGCTATTGCTTAGGGCAAAGATGATGTAGGACTGGGTGATGGTGCGGGTGTATGGCTGGCCCTTGGTGAAGCCTGCTTCGGTGAGCTGTTTGCCCTCGATCCAGATTCTCACACCACGGCTGGTTGGCCGTACTGAAGTTGATGTGCTCATGCTTGTTGCTCCTGATATTGGTCCAGAATCGGACCCCATTGATTGACCATTGCGTTGGCAATGCCCGAGAAAAATTTGCTGCGTTCCTTCCACCGATCCGCGCTTGGTCCGAGTGAGTGAACGCGGTTATTGACTGTCTCCGGCTTGATGGACACATCCGGTACGAGATTGGGTAGGCCTTTGAGCCAGAAGCATGTGCGCTTGGTTTCATCGTGCCCGTACTGCCACGGCTGAACGGACTGGGAGAACTCGACATAGTTGGTAATGCGAGCCTTAGCGTGTTTGTGCATGACAGGGTTCTCAATGCAGATGAATGGGCAGTCAGCGTTGAGAAATAAGCCGAACAGTTCAGCACCTTGGTCGAGGTGCTGCCACATGATGGCTTTCTTGGACTCGTGGTCCAGTGTCGGCCATGCTGCCGCTTGCTCAGGTGTGCTGTCAGCCGGTGGGTTTTTAGGCGGTCCGTCGAGCCATCTGACGCCACTGTTGCAGAGTCTGGTGCATGGTGGGTGTGCCAGTATGATCAAATCCCATTGCCCGGTGAGCACGCCCTGCACATCACATTGAAAGTGTCGGTCGGGATATGGCCCTTCACATGGGAGGATGTCACAGCTGTAGGTGTCAAAGCCTGCATCCATGAATGCTGACATGGTGGTCTGTCTGAATTCACAGCCTATTAACACTCTTGGTTCGATACGGTTGCCGCTCATATACAAATGCTCCAGATTGCCCAAATGGTTACCGTGATGACGAACATGTCGCCCAGTGCTGCGGCTATGATGAGTTTAGTGCGATGTTTGTGGATCATGTTATTTATTGTAATGATGCAATGGTCCATGTGCGGTGGTCCTTGATAGCAGGGTTGAGCATGATTGCATGCAAGGGGGGGTGATTGCAAGCACTTGCTTGATAGCTGATTGCAAGCAAAAGCATGATAGCAAGCGAATATGGAGCAAATACCCCTGATTTACCCTGTATATACCCACCACTACAGGGTAGTCTGGAGGCCCCTGAATATGCGGGTTGTAGCGTTTTTAACCGGCTACCCTTCGATTTCCTATACTCAGCACAAAACAGGGGGTGATAGCACTGTGTGCCGCTGCCTGCTATCACCCACTCACTTACTGTATATTATACTGATATATATATTATTGAGGGTATTGGGTTAAGAAGGGTTGAGAGGTAGTTAGAATGCATGGTGTGGAGTACCCACCGATTTGTGAATATGCAGGGTAAGTGGAGGGTGTTGGGGGTATTTAGGCATTCTGATAGGATTGTTGACTATGAAAAAGCCACTATATGAAGATCCAGAGACGATGCAGGTCATGATTGACCTCTACTTCGATGACTGTGTTGCTCGTGAAGCACCGCCTACAATGGCTGGACTCGCTTATGGGCTTGGGTTTCAGAGCCGTGACGCTCTCAACGACTATCAGCGTAAAGCTGATGGGTCGGTCAACGAGCAGGTGTACAAATCTCTAGCTGGCACGATAAAAAAAGCCAAGCTGAGAGTTGAGCTAGCTACCGTCGAAAGAGCCATGAAATCCAACGGTGCAGGCCCTATATTCATGCTGAAGAACATGGGTTACACGGACAAACAGGTGGTTGAGCTTGAGGCTGTGACCATCAACATCATCGGTAAGGATACGTTGCTATGAAGGCTCAACGACGCATGGACAGACAGCGACAGACACGGCTCCGACGGAATTACAGGGCATCAGTCCGTACCGTCAGAGTGCTATCACAGTTCATAGCGTCAGGCGGTCAGGATTTCTACACGTCAGGCGGTCAGCGTTTTCTGGTGACAGCATGATGACCCCCCCACCCCCCGCTGACAGACCCGCGACCCTTCGTCGGCCGGCTATATACAATCCGCACGCCCAACAGCTTTCTCGCATGTCAAAACGACCCCAGGAAAAAATATCATGACTGAATTATTAAAACCCTACGTCACACCAGATGGTCAGGTCCACGCACCCAACGAATCTGAAGCTGTGATCCAAACTCTGTTTTTAGGCACAGCAACGACAGCTGAGTCCATCACCCTGACAGCTGACACCAATGTGGCTCGCATACAGGCCGACCAAGATATTTGGTATGAGTTTGATGCGACAGCAGCCGCCCCTACCACCGAGCAAACGACCGGTTCCTCAATTTTTTTACCAGCTGGTCAGGAACGATTGATTAGTCACTTGCGCGGTGTGACTGCCATTAGCTGTGTGGGTGGCATTAGCAACACCTCTGTGAATTTATTGGAATGGGGATAGACGATGGCTGATCCATATGAAAGTACGCATACCGGTGCGGTGGTAGATACTGCCGTCACCGACATTAAGGCAATGGTGGGTGCTGGTACGGCCAAATCTATCACAACGTCTAGCACCCTTGCTGTTGGTGGTCAAATCACAGCATTAGGCGGCATCACAACAAGCGGCACAGTTGGCTTTCTAAAGCTCCCAACGCAAGGCGACCTGACAATTTCATCGGGGGCAATCACTGTCACCGGCAGCTACCACAGGGTAGACACAGAAGCGGCAGCATCGTCCGATCCTCTTATAACAATCAACGGAGGTGTAGATGGTGCGATTGTTACGCTTAGCGCAGTCAGTAGCGCACGATCAATCGTAGTCAGTAGCGGGTCGGGGAATATAAGACTAGGCGCTAATTTTACCCTTGACAACGTGCTGGACATGATCACGTTACGGTATAACGCTAACGCTGGTGTATGGGCTGGAATCACGCCCGGTACGAGCAATGGAGCATAATTATGATAATCAACCTGTTAGAAGATAACACGGTAATTTGCAGCGATGGCGCTAACATTAACTCAGGGCATCCAGATAAAACCTCATGCGTTAACGGTTCGCTGATTGCTAAAGCGTTTACATATCGACATGACATCAGTTACACCCGGGTTGATGAGCGCATTGAAGAACTATCATTTGATGAACTAACGGTGACGGTCAGTTGTAACGATTGCACAGTGACAGGCGATGACATCAAGCTGGTCGAACGGTCAAACCACTGTACGTATTCAATCGACCCATTACAGGACTACTCAACCGAATCCGACAGAGTAAAAACATTCTGCGGCATTGTATTTGATGCTGATGTAAAGGCGTCGTATATCGCAAACCTACCTCGTGTTGTGATTCCAGTAGCTGGTGAGACAGTGTGGGCCGATGCGGTCACCGAGCAGCAGGTTGTCCATGATGTGCTGACTAATGTTGAGCTAGAGCCAAGACGCAAGGTTCTGGCCACTAGAACGTTCATCCAGTACAAAGGTAGAATGTACCCCTTAGGTTGGGCTGGCTAATGGCATGGAGTGACCCAAACACACCAGCATTTGAGGCTACACCTGATCAGGTGAAAGCGCAGGACATACTCACTTCTCGCGCTACTCACTGCGCTCTAGGCGGTGGTGCTCGATCCGGTAAGACTTTCTGGTTAATGCGAGCGGTCATCATGCGAGCACAACTGGCCCCAGGATCGAGGCATGTGGTATTCAGGTTCCGGCAGAACAGTCTGGTAGCTGCCGTGGTTGAGGATACCTTCCCCAAGGTCATGGACCTGTGCTTCCCCAAAGGCTTCTACGATCCACGAGGCTGGCACAAAACACCCAACTTGTATTATGAGTTCGCCAACGGATCACAGATTTGGTTTAGTGGATTGGACGACAAGGAACGGGTGGAGAAAATTCTCGGTCAGGAATTTTGCACGATCTATTTCAATGAGTGCAGTCAGATACCGTGGGGATCAGTCACACTGGCTAAAACCCGACTGGCGCAAAAGATCAAAACATTAGGCGGACCGGATGCACCGGCCAGAGACTTGGGTTTGAAATGCTATTACGACTTCAACCCACCATCCAAACGCCATTGGACATTTCAACAATTCGTTGAGAAGCAAGACCCCCAAACACACCAGCCTGTTGATGATGAGTTCAATCTGGCCTACATGATGATGAACCCAGGTGGTAACAAAGCAAACCTCTCGCCTGAGTACATTAAAATCCTTGAGGAACTACCACCCAAGGCGAAGAAACGATTTCTTTACGGCCTGTTCGCTGACGACTCAGATGGGTCGCTATGGACCGAAGAACTGCTGGATCAACAACGCATCAATCAGGGCCATGTGCTGCCTAATTTTGTCCGTGTGGTAATTGCCGTTGACCCGAGTGGTTGCAGCGGTCCCGAGGACTTTAGATCGGATGAAGTGGGTATTGCGGTTGTGGGACTAGGCACTGACGGTCATGGTTATTTGATTGAAGACCTGTCGGGCCGGTTCGGTCCACGGGACTGGGCTCGCATTACCAACAGTGCATTCCACCGGCACCAAGCCGATAAGATTGTTGCTGAACAAAACTACGGTGGGGCGATGGTCCAATCAACGCTCGAAGCCGAGAATCCAAATTTACCGGTCGGACTGGTTCATGCCTCGCGCGGCAAAATCGTTCGGGCCGAGCCGATCAGCCAGTTGTACGAGCGTGGTCTGGTCCATCATATCGGGCAATTCCCCGAGATTGAGGATCAGATGCAATCGTTCACCACATCAGGGTATCAGGGCTTGAATTCCCCCGACCGTGCTGATGCCGTGGTGTGGGCTTTAACTGAGTTGTTCCCAGGAATTACCAAGAAGGATCGAGAAAAGCCTTGGACTCCACCAACGATCCTCAAGCGACCGCGTAGTGCATCCAGCTACGGTAAATCAAAGAGGTATGCGTAATGTATTTACCAGGAAAAGCATCCCGCGCAAACCTCAACGGCGGGTGTGACGACATCATCAGATTGGTCATGCGGGCCTTTGAGTTAACTGAGATCGACTTCTCGGTCATTGAGACAAAGCGCACTGAAGAAATGCAACGCGCTAACATCACCAATGGTGTCAGCTGGACAATGGACAGTGATCATCTGGAAGAAGACCCTGATGGTTCTGGTGTATTGGCCGTGGACCTATATCCTTGGGTTGACGGTGAAACATCTCACGATCCAGAACACTACAAGCTGCTGGCCAAGGCAATGTTCAAGGCGGCAGGTCAGTTAGGCATCCAAATCAAATGGGGCGGCTTCTGGAAGAATTTCGACGGCCCACACTTCGCTAAAAGGAGAGGCACATGAGTAAGACAATCAAGAAGATTTTCCACAAGAGTACGGCCAACGTATTCAAAAAAGACAAGAAAAAAGACAGCAATCCTGATCTCAGTGAGGGTAGTGCTGACTCACGAGCAATGGATTACACAACCACTTCAGCCTACGAGCGCGAGAAGAAACGTGGTGCACGCACAACTTCCATGCCAACAGTGCTGGAACAGCGAGGCACATTAGGATGAGTAAAATGTTAATGGACTATTCAGCTTTTGGTAAGAAAGGTATTTTGAAAAACGTGCTGCACAAAAAGAAAGACAATAAGACCGACCCAAACGCTGTCGATTATACAACCACGTCAGCTTATAAGCGTGAACAGCGACCGGCACAAACAGCGACCGTGTTAAGCGAGAGAGGAATTGGATTATGAGTAAATTATTTGGCGCCAAAAAGACACCGACTCCCGAGCCTGAACCCGTTGCGCCGATCCCTGATGAGGATGTGGCACGACTGGAGCAGGAGAAAGATTACCAGCGACGGTATGGTGGTAAAGGTCGAACAGGCACTGTGCTAACAGGCGCGTCTAACAATCAGTTGGGGTAGTCAATGAAATTAGAAGTTGGACAACTGCTACAGCTGGCCGAGAAACAGTTCGCGCTACAGGCACCGATGAAAAGCCTGTGGCAGATACTGGGTGATAACTTCTACCCCGAGCGGGCAGATTTTACTATTACGCGCAATGTTGGTCAGGAGTTCGCAGACAACCTGATGGATTCATACCCATTACTGATTCGCCGCGACTTAGGTAATTCGTTGTCGGCCATGCTGCGTGAAGGTGACTGGTTCAAGATGGGCGCTGCCGAACGCACACCCGACTACGCAGGCACCGAATGGTTGCAGAACAGCAACCGTACATTGCGAAAGCTGATGTACCATCGCACTGCTGGGTTTGTTCGTGCATCCAAAGAGGGTGACCATGACTTTGTGACCTTCGGCCAGTGTGTTAAATCGGTTGAACTCAACAGGCTGCATAATGGTCTGTTGTTCCGCTGCTGGCACATGCGCGACTGTGCATGGTTCGAAGATGAGACTGGGCAGGTGTGTGGTGTGATCCGTAATGCCAAGATGAGTCGTCGTGATTTGGTCAGCTATTTTGGTGACGATAAAATTCACGCCAACATCAAACAGAACTTATACAAAGACCCTTTCACCGAACTCGAAATCGTGCATATGGTCATTCCAACGACAATGATGGGTGACGATGAACTGGCTTCAAAATTTCCCTATGTATCCATCTGGATCGACAAGGGCAACAAGGTAATCATCGAGCAACAAGGCATGAACCACAAAATGTATGTGGTGCCAAGATTTCAAACTATTGCAGGCAGCGCATACGCATACTCACCGGCAACCACTGTTGGCTTGTCAGATGCGCGAACACTTCAGGCAATGACTCACACACTCATGGAAGCTGCCGAACGGTATGCCCGACCACCTATCATCGCTACGGCCAATGTCGTCAAGAGTGATGTGGACTTGGGACCAGATGGTATCACCTGGGTGGATGAAGCCTACGATGAACGACTGGGTGGTGCACTCCGTACCATCGGACAGGATCGAGGCGGTTGGCCTATCGGTAACGCGGAACGTGAGCGGATCACCGAGACATTGAAAAGCGCATTCTTCCTCAACAAGTTGAATCTGCCCGATGTCGGGCATGAGATGACTGCGTATGAGGTCAGTGAGCGCATGAAGCAATTCAGACGGGAGAATCTACCATTGTTCGCGCCTATCGAGGCTGAAGACAATGGTCAGACCTGTGAATTGGCATTTGAGATCGCCATGCAAAACAATATGTTGGGATCACCTTATGATATACCACCTTCACTGAGGGGTGCTAACGTCGAATTTAAGTTCGAGTCACCATTAACGTCCAGTGAAAATGAGCAGATTGCTAACAGATACGCTCAGACTCGTGACATGCTCGCAGGGGCCATAGAGCTTGATCCTAGCATTGGCTATGATATTGACCTATCATCAGCGATTCGTGATGCTGTGACCGGAATTGGCGCCCCACAGAGATGGTTGACAAGTCTTGAAGATGCTGCGGAAGCAAAACAGGCTGCTGAGGCACAACAGATCGCTATGCAAGCAATGGAGTCACAGGGATGAACGATCAGGACAGGAGCGAGTTTCTAGCAGCACTAGCTAATTTGACAAACCCTTTGCAAGAAAGGGTTAACGATCATAACCAAGCTCTAATCGATCATGCTGACAATGCCGCTGCAACGGCTGAACGGCAGTCAGCAATACTAGAGAAAATTCAAATCAGTCAGCAGGATATGAAAAATGTACAGCTGGAAAACACCACAATGATTCGCACGGAATTGAAGTCTGTCAAAGACAGTGTGCAAACACTAAGTCAGAATCAGCGAGATGTTGACCAGCACTTGGGTGAGTTGGACTCGAAGACCAGCACCCTGTTCAAGCATACCAAAGACACATTCGGTAAAATTGAAGAAATGAAGCTGGCAAAGTTTACCGGCATCACCGGCAAACAGAGCGACACATTTGTACAAATCCTCAGCAGTCCTGGGTTTAAGTGGATCGGTATCGCCATTATCATATTCACAATGGGAATATTTAGTTACCAGCTGTCAGACCTCAATGGTTTCATGGGAGGTGGTGTTTGATCGAAAATGTATGCTTTTATGTCAAAGAACTAACCCAGCGTGAAGTGCTCGCAATCAAGGCACTGAACACCGGCACAGCTGACGCCAGTCAACAGCAGATGGCACTGGCCGTCATTTGTAACAAGTTTTCCAGACCACACGACTTATTGTTCGTACCTGGGGAGAGCGACCAGACAGTATTCATGAACGGCCGAGCATTCGTAGGGATGCAAATCTTAAAAACTCTAAATGTCAAAGTAGGGCAACTTCAAAACGACGGAGAATAGAATATGAGCGAACAAGTAGCAGTACCAGTGGTAGATGGCGATGCAGCACCCGCACCAACCGCATTAGACGGTGGCACTCCAGCAGCATTACCCCCAGCACCAACCGGTGATCCGGTTTCATGGATCGACAGTACACCGGACGACTGGCGCAACGTATTAGCCACCAACTCAGAAGGTGTGGTAGATGATGGTCGTTTGACCCAATTGGGCCGTGTGAGCAACATCAACGGACTGGTTGACAACTATTTTGCTGCACAGGATAAGATTCGCACCGGTCAGATTGAGGCGGCCGCAACTCCTGACGAGCATTCCACAGACGAGCAGTGGGCGACTTTCAGGGCCGATCAGGGTATTCCTGCCAAGGCTGAAGAATACAGCGTGGCATTGGACGAAGGTTTGGTGCTGGGTGAAGAAGACAACGAGGTGCTGGGTAATGTGTACCCCGTGGCCCATGCACTGAATCTGTCAGGGGATGCGGTATCAAAACTGACCAATGCCATGCTCGAAGGTCAGGCTCAACAGTATCACGCTCTTGAGATTCAACAAGAGGGTTGGCGCAAAGAGGCCGACTCTCAGGTGCGTACAGCGTGGAAAGGCGATTATGAGGTCAACAAAAACCTGATTGTAGGGACGTTGCTCAATGGACTGCCTGAGTCTGTCCGAGAGAACTTCGCCCATGCAACAATGGCTGATGGCCGGAAGGTGATGAATTCACCTGAAATGCTCATCGCACTGGCAGATTGGGCACGAAAGCTCAGTCCAGCGGCCACAGTGGTCCCTAACAGCGCAAATCCCATGCAGGCCATTCAAGATGAAGTGGCTGCACTGGAGGCTCGCATGGGCACGCCAGAGTGGTTTAAAGATAAGGCATCCCAAGATCGCTACATTCAATTGATTGATGCTCGCAATAATTTGCAGTAGGATGTGAAACAGTACCGATTGTTTAGACCCTTGAGGTTTGCAAAAGTGACCCCCGATCCTATCGGGCCAACTCACATAAAGCGACTGACAGCTAACTCGAAGCAGATGGTTTTAATTAACTCAATTCACTTTTAGAAGGTATTTTGAAATGGCAGATACAGCGTATCAAACCATGTACCGTCAGGAGTTTGTTGCTGGTTTTGAAAAGCGTCAGTCGTTGTTACGCAATACAACGGTCACTGAAACTGAGATTAACGGCAATACTGCAACTTTCCTTGTTGCTGATTCTGGTGGTGCTACAGCGGTTACTCGCGGTGTGAATGGTGACATTCCAACCCGTCCCGACAACCTCACTCAACCAGCCGCTACCTTAGCGGAATGGCATGATGTCCCCGAACGCACTAATTTCAACCTGTTTGCTTCACAAGGCAACGGTCGTCAAATTATGCAGATGACATCAATGGCTGTTATCAATCGTAAGATCGATAACGACATTCGTACTGCACTCGATGCAGCGACAGTAACCTGGGGATCAGCAGCAGCCGCTACTTTGACTCTCGTTACCAAAGCGAAGACCAAACTGAGCAATGCATTTGCAACCCGCGATGCCCCAGTATTCGCACTCATCACACCAGCCTTCCACGGCTACCTGATGGGTCTGAAAGAGTTTGCGTCGAAAGACTACATCAATCTCCCACCCTTTGAAGGTGTGTCTACGGACGACGCATTCAAATGGTATGGCGTGAACTGGATCATCGATCCTGAAGCGTCTGGTGTAGGTACATCGAGCGCCAAGTGCTTCATGTATTCACAAAACGCCATCGGTCACGCGATGGACAAAGAACGCCTTGCTACGTTTGTTGGCTATGACGAAAAGAACGACAAGTCATGGGCACGATGCTCAACGTACATGGGTTCAAAACTTTTACAGAATGCTGGTGTGGTCGAAATGACTCACGACGATTCTGCATTGTCATAAGGGAGACTGAAAAATGGCATACGCAACAAGCAATCCTCCTGTTCTTGTCACTCAAGCGGTTGGTAAGAACGGTGGTAGTTTTTGGTTGTATGACGATGCAGACGCAGCTACTGCTGTGCGAGCATCGGGATACATCACGAACGGTCAAGACCTCGGTATAAAAATCGGGGATATTATTGACCAAATTGACTCAGCTGGCGGAACAGTCGCACATCGTTATATGGTGGTATCTTTACACGCCTCAGACGGTTCAGTTGATTTGTCAGACGGTACTGCACTATCAAAAACCGACACTGACTAAACTAAGACTAAGAACGGTGCGTCCCTTCGGGGGCGCATTTTTCTTTAATACGGAGAGCATTAAAAATGTCGGAAGCAGTTAAGGAAAGTACCATCGATCCACTCAAGCCCTCAGCATTGGAATTTGGCATCCATGCATACCAGCAATTCAGTTGCAGGGTTCCAAGTGGTACAACACCTGAAGAATTATTGGACCCAGCTTTTTGGGTCTTTGTTGTTACAAAGATGCAGATTGGCGCAGAGATTCGCGTCATACCTGACGACTTTGCATACCGCGCCCAGTTGCTAGTAACGTACACTGACAGCGCCAATATCCGACTCAAGATGATTAACTATGTCGAACTTGAGAATGTGCACGTCGTCCAAGCTGGAGTGGCTGCAAAAGATTACCAACTCACTATGCGCGGTCAGCAAAAGTGGTGTGTTCAACGCCTAAGCGACGGTGAGTTTATTAAGGAATTGATTCCAACTAAGCAGGAAGCTGCTAACTGGTTGGACAAGTATCTTGCAGAACTCAAGGGGTAGGTAATGTATGGCCGTCACGAAACTCAGTCTTTATAACGATGCACTAACCCTTGTCGGGGAAAGACTGCTATCCAGTGACACCGAGGACGTACCTAGTCGATACACACTAGACGCAGCATATCTCGATCCAGATGCTGCGTCATACTGTCTGGAACTTGTTAAACCAAAGTTTGCACTACTGACAGCCAAGCTCGCGTCACCCGCCACACCGACCAATCATGGATTGGCCTATGAGTATTCATTCCCTGCTGACTACATATCGCTGTACTCATTGTTCAGTGAAGCAACCCTACAAGAACCAATTGACCGCTACCTGATCGAAAAGCAGACGGTAGCCTGTGCAGTCGCCACAAACGTCTGGTTGAGGTATATCAGTGATGCCCAAGCCCTGACAGTGTGGACACCCACTTTTGCGAATGTTGTCACGGCGTACATTGCCAAGCAGATCGCACCCAGGTGGGCGCCACAGAAGCTGGCAATGTTGGAAGAACTATTCCTCGCCAGAGTCAATGCTGCAATTCAGCTGGAAGGCGTTAAGGAGTTGCCCAACCGCCCTTTAGCCGCAACCTTCACACTCACAGCTGACTATCTGAACGTCTACAACGGTGCAATGACACTGCTGGGTAAGCAGCACATCTTCAGCAATGCTGATGAGTCTGAAGAACGAGTTGATTTAGACGCTGTTATTGACGGTGGTGCTGTTAATTATTTGTACGAAGTTGCCAAACCGAGGTTCGCACTCGAAACGAATAAATTAACAGCACCATCCGTCAGTACCGAACATGGGCTGGACAATGTATTCACGCTACCTGCTGATTACTTGTCGTTCTGTGAGGTACATGCTGATGAGTTGATGGATGAGCCGATCAGTAGATACTTGCTTGAAGCCCGAACGATTGCCACTGAATACTCCATAATCTATTTGAGGTTCGTATCGAGCAGTCCAGAGACCAGTGACTGGACTCCTGCTTACAAGCAGTTGTTGTCAGCGTATCTGGCCGATCAGGTTAAAAATCGATTTGTTGAGTCAGCTGAGATTCGAAGTGACATCCGTAAAGAATTTGAAACAAGACTCCAGTTCCTGATCCAGCACGAGGGATACAAGGAAGTCCAAGCTCGACCATCACGATCTACAGCTACGCTCGACGACACATGGCGTAAGGTGTACAACAAGGCATTCTTCATACTGGGCCTTGATGAGATTGTGTCTAACGACGACGACTCGTTACGCCGATCCAAGGCCGACGTATGTGTCGGCATGGGGCTGGTCAATACAGTGCTTGAGGATGTGGGTTGGAAGTTTGGTGTAGTCAGCGATGAAATCACCTACGATCCATCTCTCGAACCTGGGTGGGGTTACAAGCGAGTGTATCGTAAACCTGCCGCGATGCACCGGTTGGATGGAATGTTTCAAGATGCACAATTTTCCACACCGCTCAAATACTACGAAGATGAGGGTGACTACTGGTATTGCAGTCTCGATACGATCTATGTGAAATATATCAGCACGACATTCCTCACGACCCCTAGCAGCTGGCCACAATATTTTACCAATCTAGTGGCTGCTCAAATGGCTGTAGATATTGGCCCCAAGTTAGCACCTGAAGCTATGGCTAATGCATGGGAAAGACTGGAGCGATACGAACGCGAAGCCCAGTCCACCGATGCAATGAGTGGACCACCTCAAATGATTAGCGATGGCGGGTGGGTTAGGGCACGAGCGTCTGACCGACGTGGTTCATATAATGGAAGACCATAGTTATGTCAGTACCAGTTCGACAATATTTCAACAAGTTCAATCGAGGTGAGATAGATACACTATCTGAAGCCCGTGATGACATAACCAAGATTACCAATTCCGGTAGTCTTATGTGCAACTTTATGCCCATACGATTGGGCCCGATGATGCTTCGACCTGGGACTGAATACTTAGGTGCTGTTGCAGATGCCTCCGCTTCATACACCATTCCATTCATTTCCTCGACTACCGACACTGCACTGCTTGAATTCACTGATAACCTGATGAGAGTGTGGGTGTCTGATGCACTCCTGACCACCTCAACGGTTGACACCACGATTGCTAATGGAACGTTCACCAGCAACTTAACCAGCTGGACAGACGCTGATGAGTCAGGGTCCACCAGTGCGTTTTTAACCGGTGGATACATGGCGTTGACAGGCACTGGTGCAACGTCAGCCGTTCGATGGCAGACTACAGGATCATGGGATGGTTCTCCGGCAGAACACCGTGTGAGGATCATAATTAAAGATGCCCCTGTGCTTGTCGAAATTGGTAACACTGCTGCTGCTGCTCATACCAAGGACATTTTCTCAGGAATACTGTCACCTGGTACTCACTCGTTGGTTTTCACACCGACCGACGATATAGACATCACCTTTAGCAACTCCACCAAACAGCGTGCACTGGTTGACAGTGTAGTATTTGAAACTGCTGCAACATTCTCACTACCCACGACCATTGCAGAAGCGAACTTATCATCGATCAGATACTCCCAGTCAGCCGATGTGGTCTTTATCGCATTCAGTTCGGGTCAGCAGTTTAAGATCGAGCGTCGTGGCATAAAGTCATGGTCGATTGTTGATTTCAAACCAACGGATGGTCCGTGGGGATTTGTGAACACAAGTGACCTGACGCTGACAGCCGGAGCACTATCTGGCTCTACGACATTGACGGCCAACAAAGGGTATTTCAATTCCAACGATATTGGATCGATCTTCCAGCTGGTGTCACAGGGTCAAGAGGTTACGGCATCACTGACTGCTGAGGACACAGGCACCGACTCAATCCGTGTTACAGGTGTTGGTGCCTCCAGAGTATTTATCCTTACGGCCACAGGCACATACACTGCCACACTAACGTTGCAACGGTCCACTGACGATGCAACGTGGACGGACGTTGAAAACTATGCCACCAATCAAAGTAAAAACTATGATGATGGGTTTGACAATTCGCTACTGTATTACCGACTACATTGTAAGACTGGTAACTTTACATCCGGCACTATTGTTGCTTCACTTGAGTACGAAGGTGGTTCAATTGAGGGTGTTGGCTTGGTCACCGGTTACACATCAACTACCGTAGTATCCATTAATACATTTGTGGCATTTGGTCGGACAGCTGCCACCCGTAATTGGTATCGAGGTGAATGGAATACCACCTCAGACGGCACGTCAGGATACCCCACAGCCGTTGCGCTGTATGAGGGTAGATTATGGTGGGGTGGTCGATCAAAGGCTTGGGGATCAGTCTCTGACGCTTTCAGCTCGTATGACGACGACCTGCTTGGTGACTCAGCCGCAATACCTAAGACGATAGGCTTTGGGCCGGTGGATAATATTGAATGGTTGATGCCATTGAATCGTCTGCTGATGGGTATCGCGTCAGACGAACTGTCGATCCGATCCAACAGCTTTGGCGATGTGCTTACGCCAAGTAACGCAAACATCAAGCGAGGTTCCAGTCAGGGTGCAGGGACTGTAGATTCTGTCACGATTAACAACCGTGGGTACTTCGCCCAGCGATCATTGAAAAAGTTGTACGAATTGAATTATGACTTCAATCAGGATTTCCACGACTCAGCAGACCTGACTGTGCTCAATCCTGACATTTTATCAGCCGGTATCAAACGACTGGCCGTTACCATGCAACCTGAAGTGCGGGTGTATGTTGTGCTCGATGACGGTACAGCGCGAGTGCTATTGCTCGACAAATCAGAAGAAGTGGCGGCATGGAGTCGGATCGAGACTGGCGGCACGGGTGACACGATCACTGATGTCACCGTACTACCCAGTACCACCGAGGACCGTGTGTATTTCACAGTTCTACGCGAGAATGGTCATTACCTTGAAAAACTGGCACTATTCAGTGAGGTGGCGGGTGGTACGATCTCAAAGCACACTGACTCATCCAAGACGTATGTTTCCCCAGGTAGCTCCACCTTAACTGGTTTGAATCATTTAGAAGGTGAGGTTGTCCATGTGTGGGCAGATGGTGCCTACGAGGGTACTTACACCGTGTCCAGCAATCAGATCACTGTCGGTGGTATTTACACCAACGTTGTCGTTGGACTGCGTTACACGGGCGACTGGACATCGAGCAAATTGGGCAACGGTCAATTTTCAACGCTGACCTATGACAAGCGAGTCGTCAACACAGGTTTCATTCTGGAAGACTATTGGCCTGACGGTTTGACCGTTGGACCGGACTCATCAACCCTAGCCGCATTCCCTGACATTGAGGACGGTAAATCAGTAGTGCTAACAGCGACACTCTCAACGTATGATCAGCGACCATTTCCATTTGACGGCACAATGACCACCGATCCGCGCATCCATCTTCAGGCAGTTAATCCTGTGACCATCAAGGCGATGAGTTATGGACTGGATGAGAGCAACGATCCGAAACCGAAGAAGGACGAATGATGGAAATCAGACCGATGGTTCAGCGTGATTTGGTCGAGCAGTATGGACATGGGTTTCCGTTCACTGTTCGAGGCATTACTGTTGAACATGACGGTCGAGCAATTGGTGTGGCGGGCATTATGTTTTCCAAGCCACCACAATGTTTTAGTAAGTTAGACGATGAAGTTAAAGAGCACCCACGATCTATTGTGACTGCTATGAGGGTATTGAGAAAGATGTTGGACAGTCAGTCGGTGCCGGTTTACGCCACACCGGATGAAGACGAACCAACCGCCAATAAATTTTTGAAACATGTAGGGTTTGAAGAAACCAACACGGAAGGAGTGTGGAAATGGGTCCAGCAGCAATCCCAATGATCCTAATGGCTGCTGGCACTGTAGTGAGTGCCGGTGGTGCCATTGCGTCGGGTAAAGCACAGGAGAGGGCTGCTAAATTTGAGGCCGCTCAACTTGAACGTCAGGCCAAGCGAGAGTTCGCAGCGGGCACCCGTGAGCAAGATGAGATCAAACGACAGGGTGAAAAGTTTGAATCTGATGTCCGTGCACAAATGGCAGGTAGTGGAGGTGTGACTGACGACCCAGGATCAACCAAGACAATCGGCAGACTGAACCGTGACATAACTTACAATGGACTGGCTGCTATGTACGATGCGTCCAGTCGTGCACAGGGTCGAAGATTTCAAGGAGCCGCCCGACGACTTGAGGGTGCAAATGCCAAAACAGCCAGTCGATGGAAAGCAATGGGCACGGTCCTTCAAGGTGGTGCTCAGTCAGCATCAATGGGACAGTCAGCGGGGGTCTTTTAAGTGGCAACTATACCGAACGTAGCCGACATACAACGCCGAGTACCTACCGGCTCACAACCGATTGCTACAATCCGCAATGCAGGTGCTATTGGCGATGCGGCCAGTAGTATCAGTGAAGGTCTAGCATCAGTATCGAGAGCCGCACAGGATTTTCAGGCTAAAAACACCGCCGATGAAGTTGCTACAGGTAACACTGGGTTCTCACTCGATGAATATAAAGTCCGTAACAGTTTTGATGGTGATAAGGATTACGGAACATGGGTTGAACGATACAACACTGAAATCCGTGAGAAGGTAGGTGCTAGGGCTGCGGGTATCGGTAATGATCGAGAGCGCACCCATTTCTTGGAACGTGCAGAATTGAGAATTGAGGAAGGTCGTGAAGTTTTAAAAGATAAAGCATTTGGGATTGAGTCAACGACCAAGAATATTGAACTCGATGAAAACTTAGCCGCACTGTCAAATATGGTGGTAGATGAGCAGGGTGACATCGCCCGAGAAGATGCTAAAGAGCTGATAGATGCCGCAGTTGCGATGGGCCGCATAACTCCAGACGATGGAGAGAATAGATACAATGTTTGGCGTCAGAAGTCGGCCATTGCATGGATCAGTAATCAACCACCTGCCAAACAGCGAGAAGCGTTGGATAGTGATCAGGCTAAAAACAGCCTCGATACTGGAGTGTGGCAGTCCATGAACGAGGCTGCAATACAAGGCGACATAGCAGCGGTCAGTGATGCAATCGCCCAACGATTGGATGATGAAAATAGATCATTTGGTGAAAAGATTGATCAGGCTGAAGCAATTGTCACTGACTCCGATGAATTAGGTGGTAGGTTTGATGACGAACAAGCGATGCAGATACGCACTGAAGTAAAGCGTATTTCCCGAAATCAAGAGAGTGACAGGCGAGCAGCTGATTTGGACAATCAGACTGACCTTCATCTGTTGTATTACCCAAGAATAAAAAATGGTGATATAAATCCTGACACTAACCGACCATTCAAAGCAAAGGACATACCTAAGAAAGACTTTGAGTCAATGACGGTTGCAATGCGTAACAGTATGTTCTCAGCAGAAGGCGCTGCGGGTTCTCGAACAATCACTCGAACACCTAGTAATATTATTGACACATTGCAACAGCTGGGTGCTGCTGAGAACTGGTCCAAAATGCGTGAATACATTATAGGCACTCCCGCCATTGAAGCTGTTGCTGCACATGATGGTCTACCTGCGGTTGAAGCTGCTGACGAGGTTAAGGGTATGGATCAGTACATGACAGCCAGTCATGTTAATCAGTATCTTGAAAAAGCGTATGACGAAACATACAACCCTGCAAAACGCCGTGCATTCTTTACAACTGTGCAAACCATTAATAATGCCATGACAGGTGATGATAAGAGTGATCGCGAGAACGTGAGCAATAACACACAAGAGTGGATTGACAAAATATATGCAAAGAATGGTGAAGACCCTTCAGATAAAGAACTGAGAGATTTTGTAGACTCCCAGTTGATGGTTAAAACTCGTTGGTACGGTAACACGCGGTTGTTTGAATTGAATGACAAAGAAATTGAGGAATTTCATAAGAACGATATGACCCCTGACCAACGAGTTCAGTACCGTAAAGCAATCGACCCACAACAAGCGGCCAGAACTAGCAAACTGATCATGGAAGATTTGAGAAGGAAGTATCCAGACAGAAGCATTACCGTTCAAGATTTTGATGACGCGGAAAGGAAGTTCTATGGCAGAGATTGAAGGCGTTAGCCTCTCCGATGATGAACTTGACAGTATAAAATCCAGGGTAGAATCTCTAAGCCCAGTGGGTACAGTTCGTGATCGAACTCAATTGGGTGCATCGCTTTACCAAGCAGCACGAACAAACCCCGACGAACAAGCCAAAATCAATCAGCTGGCCGACAGTCAGCAGCTCCCTCCTGATACTGTTGGGCGTAACATGCCCGAGGTTGAAGCCCGTGATAAATATGGGTATTTAGACCCCGATGAGATTTGGAATAAAAGCCCGATCGTTGCCAATTTTGTGAAAGACCCTGCACGAGCCGCCGAATCCATCGACGACCTAGCAAGACTTCGTGCCATTGAAAAAAATCTGAAACCAGCACCCGACTGGAACGCCATGCGGAAGATGGGTCAACGGATCAATACGGTGGTCGGTAACAGTTTTGAATGGATGGGTACACAAGCCGAACAAGAATGGCAGGACTCTCACATCATGGAAAACTGGGGGCTGACCGGACTGAAAATAAATGGTGTTGATTTTGATTGGAGCGACCTGCCCGAAGACACGCCTAACCCGTTAAAAATTGTTGGACGTTACATGTCTGAGGGTACGTCACAAAGTTTTGGCTATGTGCCTACCTACACGGTTGATAGATTATTTGACAATCCAACTCTTGAGAACACCGTAGGGTTCATGATGGAGAATGGTCCATCAAGTGTGGTTGACATGGCGTTCATAAGTTCGGTTCCGTACTTGTATTACATGTCACGAAACCAAGAATTTGCTGAAGATCGAGCGGTCAATAACAACCGATCCAAGGATGATGTGACACCGGAAGATTTACTCCACATGGCGATACCAACACTAGCTGTTGCTGCACTGGAGAAGATCGGTGTACTGGCTGTTTTTAACATGACGAAAGTTTTGGGTGTTAAAGGAGTGCTGAAAGCGACAGGGTTGGGTGCACTTGGTGAGACACTTACTGAAGCAGTGCAAGAGCCGGTAGAATATCTTTCAACCAGTGTCGGCACATTGAAGCCGCCTACCGTCGAGGGGGTTGTCAAATCGTCAGTCGGTGGTGCATTAGGTGGACTGGGTACGGGTGGTACGATCCGAGGTGTCACAGCAACCGGTCAGGCGATAGTTTCCGCACAGGAAAACAAACTACGAACAGAAGCCGAGACATTGATCGGTCAGGTTCAGCTTGCTGAATTTCTAGCACTGTCGCAGCAAAGCTCCACCCGAGAACGCGCACAGGACCGTTTTAAGGAGTTCTTGAGTGTCACGGGTAAAGATAGGTCCATATCCGTCCCAGCCGCTGAGATCAACAAGCTGATAGAGCAGGGGGTGGAATTACCCCAGTACATCGTCGATCAGGCCAACGACGTGGACTCTGATGTTGAAATACCTGTAGATCGGTTCATTTCCGAGATTGCATTCGACGAAACACTGATGGGAACATTGCGCCCACATATCAAATTCACCAGTGACACCATGACCGGTGCTGAATTTGAGGCTGTGCGTAACTCAACGCTTCAAAAATTGATGACCGGCCATGCAGCTGCGACCGAAACAACCCTTCAGATTGAAAATATTTATGAGAGTGTGAAAGACCAGTTGGTCGCTACTGGTCGCTACAGTGAGGAGACAGCCAAGTATCAGGCCATGATATTCAAATCACTGGTAGAAACCCGATCTCAGTTGTACGGCCTGTCACCTGATGAAATCTTTGAACGACTCAATTTCAAGATCAAAGGACCGGACTTTGACCCGAATGCTGATACAGCCACACTATTGCAGAAAGCCCAGCAGTCTGGATACCCAGGTACTGACATGAACGACGCCATTGAGTGGGTCAGGGCTGTAAATGACAACCTTGATATGACCCCTGATGGCCGGAACGACCGTGCGAATGAAATGGGTTTTGTGACCGACGCTTTCCACGGCACGTTGTTCTCCGGTCAAGACCTTGTAGACGACTCGCGTAACGGCATTTTGGAATTCGATAAAAAGACCGGCGACATTGGTTACCACTTTGGTGCTACCACCGAACAGGCCAACAACCGGATCAAGGCAAAATTGGCAGAAGACCAAGACAGGATTGTGGAGAAAGATGAAAACCCTGACGACAATGGACTGGGAAATATACTACCAATCCGGCTGAAGCTGAAGAACCCAATCCGGCTGACAGACGCTGGTGAGTGGCGTAATAGTGTTGGTGTTGCACAAACTTTGATCGACAGTGGTCAGTTCAGCGAACAGGTCATGGCTCAAATGATTGAAATCGAGGCTGAAGCCCGTGCGCTTGAGAGCAGTTTTGATACCGAAGATGGGTTTATGGACAGTCAGGAAAACGATGAACTGAATGATGAATTGCTGGGTTTCATGCTTGATGCAGGATATGACGGTGTGGTCTATGGCAATCAAGTAGAGGGCAGTGGTGAGAGTTACATCGTATTCGATCCGAGCCAAGTCAGGTCCACCAATGCGGCGTTCCACCCAATGTATGAGGAATCTGCTAACATACTGTCGCAGGACGGTGAGAGCGAGATAACAATCGAACGCCGACAACTCGATAAGCGGATCGGTGTAATAGAGAATTTGGTGAGGTGTATGGGATCATGAACGCAGCAGAAGCCAAGCGGTTAGGTCACACAGTGCGTAAGGTGAGAACCCCACGGGCTGTCAAGCCTGTTGCTCCCACTGCACCAGAACCTGTGACAATCACGGTTGAGAATACCGGACTGGCCGAAGCACTGGCGGCACTCAAGCCCCAGGTTGTCGAGATCACTCAGAACCAAGAAGTCGCACAAGCCTTCATGGACGCACTGGAGCAGAGTCACAGGGCTGTGATCCATGCGGCCAACAAGATACCGGCCCGACAGGTTGTCGAGTCAGCAGACCTCACGCACGAGTACGATGAACGTTCGAGGATGCCTGTGATAACATCGATCTCCTTCAACTATCGTGAGATCACTTAATGACCATCGATGTCAAACCTTCAGAAGCCGGTGACAAAGTAGCAGTCAAAACCGATGTAGTGGGTGGTATCCATTATCCCGTCTATAAACCAGCAGTATCAGCGGAAGGTGTCGAGCCTGTACCCGTATCGGCTGATAATCCAATGCCGGTCACTCGCAGCAGTCCTGATAACTTCATCTCTACGGCCAATAGCTATGCAGCAGCCACGTTAGCGGCGGGCGCTACGTTTCAAGGCACCGTCGAAATGGTCACAAGGTCTGGACGGATCGGCGTAGCCATCAAGACTGACAACGCTACGGACGGCGTACTGACAATCGAAGTTTCTCACGATGGTGTCATTTGGGGTGGACCAACACGGAACTGGTCGGACACCCGATCCGCTGAACCGCACATGTGGGAGATCGTTGAAAAATACTGGCGAATTCTGTACACAAATGGCACAACAGAAGCGACTAACATATCTATCCAAACACATTTTTCATCTAACGGCGGAATATTACTTGCACACCAGCTTGATAAGATTTTGCTGGATGAGAATCAGGCAATTATCACTAGGGCAGTATCGGTATCAAAAGACAATATGGACAACTACGTCAACGTGGGCGCGGTCACTAAGCACGCAATATCATCGCAGTATTTTGTGGACGGATATACCAATACATTCTCTGTTCACCTTGACCACACACTGACACCGAACGGCACTGACGTTGCTTATATGCTGGTCGATGTATCCAATGCAGCAGTATGGCCGCACACGCTTACAGGTGGGGTGATTCTGCGATACGTCATTATCGAGATCGACCCTGAGATAAACTTCTCAGGTGATTGCAAGATTGGATACCTAAAGAACGTCGATGCGACTAACGGTGATTTCGTAACGATCCTTGATGTGGACCTGCGAAGTCAGTCGGACATTTTCCACGAAGAAATCGAGTTCGGCTCACAGGCCATCCATTGTAGTGACACTAGTCACTTTGGGCCTACGGATGTCAATAACACCCTATTTCAGACGGATGTGAATCTAGGTGGACCCGATGCACCTGGTACTCTGACTTACCCATCTGGTGACGGCGACTTGGTAATGATTGTAGCGGGCACCATATCGGCAGTCGGTGTCTCAATCACACTTGGTTACGAGACAGTCGAATGAGTATTCAATACAATGAGATGATGGGCCCAGGTTTTTTCATGTTCTTTCAAGTGCCGACAGAGAGTGGGCCGGGCAACAGTTTCAAAACGTCAAGCAACAAGTTGAGGCTTATGTACGAACAAAACTTAGTAGCAACAATTCGCACGGTCGTAGAGGTCATTAATGCCAACACTTGAGCAATGTGCAAAGAAGTTTGGTAAGGCGTTGTCTGCCAACGATCTGGATACCATCAGAGAAATGGGTGGTGATCCACAAGCATACCTCGACCAACTCATGGCCGAGCGCGAGAAATATTTTCCACAGACACTCAGTCAGTCGGATCGCAAGGTGGGTATCAAAGCTGACATCGGTCGGCTGTCATCATTACTAGGCCCACAGCTGTACGGTAAGTTGGAAGACATCGGACAGGTGACCGTTAAAGAATTATTCCAGAATGCTTTTGATGGTGTGAAAGACTTGGGTGGTACCGGTTCGATTGAGATCACCACCGACGACAACGCTAATACCATCACTGTCACTGACAACGGTATCGGCATGACCACTGACACGGTTGAGAACGCATTCCTCACGGTGGCCGGTACGCAGAAATCCAGTGACCGAGCGTCAGGGGGCTTCGGTATTGCCAAGATGTTGTTCCTATTTGGTAACGAGGAAATAGCACTTGAGACTGTGCATGATGGTGTGCGTACTTTCTTTCGCAGTACGGGTGCTGAAATCATGGAAGCAGCGTCAGGTGAGGGTGAACAGCTAAACTTGGAAGTCGATAATGTTGATATGCCTAACGGCACCACCGTTGTTGTCAAAATCCCAACCGAATACGTGGACCCCAGTACCGGTGAAACGAAACAAATATACATGCCTAATAATTACAATCTTGAAGACATGATATTGAATAGTCCTTTGTTTGAAGACATCGAGGTTGTGTTCAATCACAACATTTTGCCCATCGGCAGAAACTTCCCTAAAGATGATTACACCAATTACGCCAATGTGAAATTTGCATGGGGTAACATCCGTGTGGTTGTTAAAAAAGATAAAAACGACGGACCAAGCTGGCAATCAAACGTATCTGTGCTGTCAGAAGGCATCTACCAGTTCGGTGACAGCATACAGTTTGGCCCAATGTACTCACAGAAGAAGGTGCCTTATAAGTTCTTCTTCAACATCGAACCGAGTGTTGCGGCAGATGAAATTGGTTACCCGATTGCAATCAATCGAAAGAGTTACAGTCATGCCGTACAATCTGATGTGAATCGACTGAAGGCTCACATCTCCGCACGATACGCGATGACAGATATTGGTGAGTCGTCTAACTCGTTCGGGTCCATTGAGATGATTAACCCAGTGAACGGTGAGTCTACGTTCGTTGATCTGACACCTAAGGTACGAACAGACACTCAAGCGTTTGTTGTGAAGCAAGGCGGTACTATCGAAGTCGAAGAAGGTCGGCTTGTTGTCGATGGTGTTGAAGTGCCTGAGTTTACAACTCGTGACATGGAAGAATTTGTTCCTGACATGAGTGAGTTCAAAATTGACCAAAGTTTAGTTGATCCCGACCAACCATTCATCCACTCCAATGTGACACTCGATGGCGGTCCACTGGTGGACAACTTGCGAAAAGAGTTTGGTGTCGATGAGGTGAATGAATACCTCCTAGTGTTCGGAGATGTGTTCAAAGAACTCCGCGATATGGTTATCAGCGTTGGTGGTGGATCGTATCAAGGAATGGAGGACGTACCAGTCGGTGTGAGCTTCGACAACCAATACTACGGAGTACACTTCAAAGTGCCGTTCCGTGGTATGGCAATCAACCCAGGTGTCACTATACTGGATGAGCATGGTCCGGTGTTCAAAGCTAACGCACTGCTCACCACAATGGTCCATGAGATCGCTCACTACAGATACATGACCCATGACCCAGCTACATTTATCAATGAAAACCAACGGCTCATGTCATTGCTGCTGAGTTTTGAAACCATTGGTGACAATGTGATTAACATCACCAAACTCAAAGAACGACTCAGCACCAATATTGAAAAACACGGAGATATTTATGAGAGGCTTAGAATCGGTTACGAAAATGGCAGCGTGGAGAATAGCGGCACTAAACTCGAAGAATCTGCGCGGCAACCTATCGGCAGTCCACGGGACGATAGCGGCACAGAAGGTGAATCTGGAGCAGGACAACTTGATGCCGAAGGGGTACGGCAAACAACTGGACCTGATACTGGCGGAAATACCGAAGGTGGAAACGACGGAGCAGTTGATAGCCAACCTGAAGGACCAATCGACGACCTCACTGGCGACATAGTACCCACACCTAAACCATTAATACTCAGTCAGGAAGCCCAGCGTAACGAGGATGGATTCTATTCAGCGGTCGAACAGGCCGTGCTGGATATGAAGTTGCCTGAATGGAAGAAGGAAGATGGCCTCGCCAGTGGTAAGGCAGTATGGCAGAAGCTGTCGAAGATGGCCGGTGTCAAAGCTGAAGAAACTAAATTCATGGGTTTGGAAGAATTCCTACTGTCGAGCACTAGCCACTTCACACGCGATGAGGTTGCTGAGTTTGTCAGGGGTAATCCCATTGTGGTCACAATGACGAGGGCAGGTCGTGATGTCGATAGTGATGAAGACCCTCAATGGGAGAGTATCCAATGGGATAGTGGTCATATCGATGGCGACTCTGAAAACTGGACCCACCGTGTGGACGATTGGATGTATGAATATGACCGTGACCCCACTGAGGGAGCGCCGTGGTTTGACTTTGACAAATGGGTAGCAGACAACCTAGACAACGATATACTCACTGATCGGCTGGAAGAAACGATTGAAGACAGCACTAAAGAAGACAAGGGTGACCAAGAAATCAGAGTTGACATCACTGAAGTAGATGGTGAGTTCAAGGTCACACAATTTTGGGCATCAGACGGTGAGCGAATTCAGACAGCCCAAGAACGAACCTTTCCAACTCGTGAAGAAGCTGAAGGTGTAGTTGAGAGAGCAATGACTTCGCTGAGTAATGACGACGGTGTTGTCTTTCTCCGACGACAAGACACCACCACAACCACCCGACAGAACGAGGACTTCGACGTTACGCTGAGAGACTTGATCGCCAATGAGGACTGGGCTGGAGTCGTTGAGCATGTCGGTTTGGATGTGATCGCCCCAGCCGCTCGTGATGAGGCTGAGCGGGAAGCTAAGGAAGAAGCTGAACGAGAGTACATGGAAGAACCATATCGAACTTACCGCGCACAGAACACTGATGATGATGTGACCATCCACGGTAATGACGACATCGGTTATTCAGTCACTGTCGCCGGTCGTGATGTCGGATCAGATAGTGCGTACAGTCTCAGTGAAGCACAAATTGAAGCTGAAGAAGGTGCAAGAGATTACGGCACTATCATTGGTGAAGGTGGTCCAGCTGCGCCGACTGAAAATCAAGCACGATGGCCGGAGTACATCGCAGATGGTGATTCTGAAAATTACCGCGAACTCAAGCTGAAGTTCCCAGCAATGCAGGGCAGTTTCACAAACACTCTCCACTTTGGCGATGAACAAGACATCATCGCTTTCGCCCGCATGACCGACCGACCTAACAATGAAACACGGATGGAAGAAGGACAATCTGACATCGACACCAAAGCTCGAAAAGGTGAGGGTTACCAAAGTGGTGCCAACGTCAACGACATCAAAGAGGAACGTGCACTGATCTATGGTCAGGTTGAACAACTATTAGATAGTGTCTATGTGCAACCAGACCCGTTGAGAGAATACACCGCTGAAGAAGCTCTTGATCTAATCGAGTCAAACACCACTGCGTTTAGTCCTGACATCCTATTATGGACATCTGTTGGTGAGGGGTTGTATTCGTCAATGAGTAGAACAGACACCGCTGAACATAGACAAGAATTGATTGATGAAGGTGGTCCGTTTTACGACGTGCATCCTCAAACATATAATAATAATCACAAGAAAGCGTTCCTTGAGATTGCTTGGAACCACATTAGAGATGCCGACCCGACTGGTGACATAACGACTGGTGTGCGAGGTAGATTGGAAGCCGATCAGAAGTTGCTCGATGATCTGAGAGAACTGGTAATTGAATACGATGCACTGAGTAATCAGCTGGCCGCAGAACAGTTCGGTGTGCCTAACCAACCGTATAAGGGTAGTAACTGGATCAACCTTCTTCTGAAGTATGCGATCCGTGAAGCCATTAAAAACGGATCGGACACGTTCGCTTGGAATGACAACACAACGCTTCAAGGTATTTGGTCACCCGCCAATGACTACAGGGCACAGTACGATCAGAAGATGCCTTCAATGGTCAAGAAGCTGACCGGTCAGAAAGCCCGTCATGTTCAGCTTGACGGCAGTCCGATAAATGAAACTAAGACACTCGATGCCATTCGTAAAGAGTGGAGCATGGACGAAGGAAATGCCCGATCAATCATCGGTAGGGGCACTGGCGTATTCACTGAACGGGTCAACAACGATGGATCACTGGTTATACCGGATGGTGTACCAGTCATGTTGTCACCTGGGTCAACAACGATGGATGACATGACCGAAGAAATGGGTGAACGACTTGAGGCCGGTGAAATAACACAGGACGAGATGGTTGCCGAGATGCGCGAGAGGACACTTGATGATAGATTGAAAGAAGCAGCAGCTGAAGGTCTTGAAGTCAGGTTCTACATTGGCAATTACAAGCGACAGTTTGAAAGCCAGAAACCAGAAGCAGGCAAATGGGTCATCGATATTACTGATGATGTGAAAGCCAAGTTTGCCGAACGTCAGACACTGACGCAGGAAGATCAAGGTCAGATGATTATCATGCCGGACGGATCGAGAGTCATTAAGCTGACTGAATCGTCCAACATGTCAACCTTCGTCCATGAAGCGATGCACCTGTTCGTTGAACTTGAAAAGCAGCTTGCTGAAGAATTTGGTGTCATGCCACACCATGAAGCGATGATGAGATTTGTCGGTGCTACGGAACTCGGCCAGATCACCGCTGTTACGCCTGAAGGTGTGGAGATGCACGAGAAACTGTCCCGTGCGTTTGAGAACTATATGCGTGAGGGTAAAGCACCCTCGGTTGAACTGCGTGACGCTTTTTCATTTTTCAGTTCGTGGCTGAAGAAAATATACAATTATATCAACAGTGAAATTGATGTCGAATTGACCGACGAAATTAAACAAGTGTTCGACAGTATGTTAGCCACAGATGCAGCGATATTGGAGGCGTCAACCACCGATGCGTATGGTGGTTTGTTCGCCAGCATTGATCAGTCAGGTATGAGTGATGCAGCTTGGGAGGACTACCAGCTAGAGCAAGAGCGAGTCATAAATCGAGCAACCGAAACGGTGCAGACTAAGCTGATGAAAGAACTGGCCGCTCGACAAACCCAGGAGTGGGAGGCAGAAAAAGCACCTATCATTGAGGAAGAAATTGAACGGCTGTCAAATACTCCCGCTTATAAATTAATGCTCCTTTTGGCCGGTAAGAAGACCACGGACATAGACGGTGTTGAGACTGACTCACGCATGAACTATGAGATGGTTCTGCAAGCGATGCCTGAGTGGACCGGTAAGATGCCTAGAAGCATAGGATGGGGTCGGGTAACAGCACCTAAAGGGTCTGACACCGGACAAGAGCCATCGTCGTACCTGAAAGCGCACAAGTTTGCGTCTGTGCCTGAAATGCTCAACACCCTACTAAACTTGCCAAGCATCGAGAGTGCTGCTGACGCGGCTGCTGAGGCTCGTATGATCGAGAAGTACGGTGACATTAGAAATGATGGAACACTCGATGCTGAGGTTCAGGAAGCCTTGCACAACGATGCCAAGGCCAAAGTGCTGCTGGCTGAACTAAAGGCGTTAAAACCCAAGCGCAAACAGTTGTTCAACAGAGTGCTGCTGAAGGCTGAGGCTGCTCGTATTATTGACACCATGACCTATGGTCAGATCAAACCCAACAAATACTACCGTGCAGAAATCCGAGCGGCCAAGCGGTCCGTCAATGCTAAAGGTGATGAAGTCTACGAAGCTAAGTTGGCGCAACTGGCAAACCATTACCTGTACCGTGAAGCGGTCAGGGTGCGTAAGCAAATGGAGCTACAGCGCAAGTCTGTCAAGGCGTCACAAAAGCGAACGTATGACCCTAAGATTGTCGATAAAGATTACGCCACCAACTATAAAGTTTTGGCAAATGTGTATGACATGGGCAAGAACCCCGAAGCACAACAGGCCGCACTGGACAAACTACTGAGTTGGTTCAACCGTCAGACAAGTTCACGGACAGGTGATAACGAGATGGACATGATCCAGCTGGTTACGTTTGACCCTAACCTCGCTAAAGCGATGGAGGCATACAATGATCCAGATGTTGAATTCAAATTACCTACGTTCGACGAACTGACAGCATCAGAGTTGCAAGGGTTGTACGATCAGCTGAAGCATTTGCGGTATGTGGGTGGTCAGCAAGCAGCCGTTAAATCGAATGAGATATTAGCCAAGAGAGAAGAACTCGCAGCCAGCATTGAGAGTAACGGCGGTGAAGAGGTTGTGATCGATGACAATCCTGACGCTGGTAGCAAGCCATCGCGATGGGGTCGGTTCCGACACCTGGGTAGCCTAACATTGTCGATCACAAACTTACTGCGTGAACTGGATGGACACAACGACAAAGGTCCACGGATCGCTCATAAGATGATTAACTACTTACTTGAAGACGCACAAAGTAAACAGCTAGACCTGACAATGAAAATGAACGAGATGTTTGAAACCGAGTTAGATGGCATTGAGAAATTAGGACTGTCAGGCATGGGGTTCACTACAGCATACCGGCGAGCGAACGGTATTCCTGTCGGTAACGATTTTGCCCATGTGAACGCTGACGGCACCCGTGAAAATTTAAACCCTGAAGAACTGTTCATGATGGCTGTGTACTGGGGTACTGAAAGCAGTCGTGAAGCACTCATGAAAGGCAGAAACATGACTGAAGAAGATGTCATGAAAGCACTGTCAAATCTGACACCCCAACAGCTAGTGATGGTCAACTCAATTTGGAAGTTGAACGAAACGCTATGGGATGAATTGTCGAGAGTATCTGTGAATGTATATGGCACATCACCTGAAAAGTTAGACCCCACACCATTCCTAATCAATGGCGTTGAGATGACGGGTGGTCACATGCGTCTGTTCTACAATACATTGGATGAGGACATCAGCAACCAAGAGAGTCATCATTACTCCACTATGATGGTGGGTAAGACTGGATCACTTATCTCCCGACAAGGATCAGGTGGTAAGGCTGTGTTGTTGGATAAAAACAACATTCATCGAGCGATGGCCGAGAGTATACACTTCATGGCATTTGCTGAGAATGGCAAACAGATCGCATCGATTATGAATGGAAAGAATGTTAAAGCTGCCATCGTCAAGTATCACGGCAAGCCTTTCCAGAAAGCGTTGAGGGACACACTGACATCGATCATCAACAACACGCCTGACAAAACTTCAATACCGATGATTGCACCGATGATGAGACACTTACGCAAGGCAGCGACCTATCGGTATTTGGTTGGTAGTCCTCGCAACATCTTGCAGCAGTTCAGCGCCCTACCGCGAGCAATGCACGAGGTAGGCACTGGTAAATTCACGACGGCCCTGATTGATGTGTGGAGCAACGCCGAACAGAGTAAAGATTTTGTGTTGGAGAATTCCGCCTTCATGAGAAACAGGACCAACTTGGTCAACCGTGAGACTCATGAGACTTTGACTAAAATGTCCGTGCACAATAGGCGAACAGCACTGTGGGCTGCATTCACCCAAATTGGTTTTATGCCGCAGACATTTGTTGACGCTCAAATTGCATTCCCAGTATGGTTGGCAAAATACCGCGAAAGTTTCGAGGCGCATAGTGACCACCGCAGGGCTGTCTCAGAAGCTGATATATCGGTCGGTGAGTCGGTGGGTTCTGGATCGGACCTGCACTTGGGAATGCTTTACAACTCAAATCAGGGTGAATTCACCAAGACGTTCACAATGTTCGGATCGTTCTGGAACGCACAGCTGAACAGTATGTATGCTCAAACAAGAGGTGGTCGGGAGATGATCAGTGGTAATTCACTGGCCGCTACATTTGCAGTACCTGTCATGATGTCAATGCTCGCTGCTGTGATTATCTTGGACATACCGGATGAGATTGATGACCCTGAAGAATGGATCAAGTGGGCCGCTAAAAACTATGCCGCGCAGATGGGTGCATTATTACCTATATTTAAAGATTTGGTGGCACAGGTGATGTCAGGGTTTACACCAAAAAATGTATTGCAAAGTGCTATTGAGGACAATGCTGATTTGATTAAACTTATAGCATCAGACAGCGAGAATGCACCAACACCATTACGAGTGGTCAAGGTTGCAGCTGAAGCTACAGCATCAATTGTACCAATCCCATTAAGTGGTACGGTCATTCGCACAATTGATTACACAGATTCGTATTTACAAGGAAACGAGGGTGACACATGGAACCCTTACAAAGCCGTCACAGTCGGCAAAAAGAGGAATAACTAATGGCAACTTCATATTCAGGACGACTGGGAACTGCACCAGAAGAAGCAGTGAAGGCACCATGTGTTGTGGCTTCTACAAGCAACATTACGCTGTCAGGCGCACAGACAATTGGCACCACAGCGGTTGTGGCCGGTGATAGGGTGCTTGTGGCCGGACAGACTGACAGTTCGGAGAATGGTATCTATGATGCTGCAGCGTCAAGCTGGTCAAGAGCTACTGACTGGAATGACTCGGAAGATGCAGTCAATGGTCAGTTGGTATTTGCACCCAATTCGCTTTACAAAGCGACGTTCACGGGGACACTGGCGATTGGTACAACCGACGTTGTATTCACTGCTATCAACCCGATACCTAACAATACGACCGTCTATGAATTCACGAGCAGCATAGCAGCCAGTTCACATGCTGGCATTGTCACCGGTCACCGAATTAAAAGTAATTACTATGACGGTGCACGGACGGCAGACTCAGGCACTGAGTTCTCATTCACAGGTACGACCACGTTGGGTAACGCAACCAATGTGCCGCACACAGATGGTTATTTTTATGACTTGGATGGCAGGCAGTTTGAGGTCGTAGATACGGATGCTCTTATTGTGCAGTTTGGCGCACTGCCATCTGGATCAGCCGCAGTAAATACGGCGGCTATCCAAGCAGCACTTGAATATTGTGCAACAGCAAATAAAAGTCTACAGGACACACCTGGGACATTCACCATCAACAGCGTTCGCGTTAAAAATGGTATTAGAAGTGTTAATTTTACTCGGGGCACGATCAAAGGCACTGGTGTTGCGGGCGTGGACGGCACCACTGAGGGGATTATTGAGCTTGATGGCTCTGAAAAGTTTTCTGGAACCGATGTTAGATTGGCGCGAATTTCCGCACGAATTGATATGTCAGCAGGTGATAGAGTTGCGATATTTGGAGACTCATCTTCAGATTGCCTCTTTGAATACAGCCGCATATTTGGATTCACAAATCATGCCACGTTGAACCATTATGGCATTCTATTTTGGGGTGCTTGCAGTCGAAATATCGTCAAAAAGAACAACATAGCAATGTACGCTGAACCGACTATGCGCGGTCTAGGCATTGATCTCATAGGTCTTGGGACAGCCTTTGGCGGGTACTTCTCTAACAGCGGTGTACAGGTGGCCGCTACCTCGCCATGCCTGCGCAACATTATCACTGACAACGTGGTGACTGATGGCAGCTATGCGGTCAACCTGTTGAATTCATCATATAATATTGTTTCCCACAATCAGTGCGAAGGGCAGAATCACCGCTCAATTTATTTGGCCGGTGCATGTAACCATAACGAGATTGTGTCTAACATGTGTAAGGATTTTTTGTCGTCGGGCGTCGTGATTGGCTACTGTAGTGATGACAATTTTGTGTCCGGTAATAAGATGATCCGGTCTACGACAGCCACTCGGCCAGCGGGCGGGGGGCAGGGTTGTGTACTCATCCAAGCTGGCAGCAACCGCAACGTAGTCACCAATAACACGATGACTGCATCAACGCTCTATGGCGCCTTAATCGCGCTTGGGTCGTCTGCTAACAAGATTAGCGGTAATGACATAGCGGACTATTATTCCGCAGGTGTGTCTGTTCAGTCCGACTGGCCTGCTAGCAGACCCTCATCGGCAGTTTTCGACCTGACAGGAATAGTCGATCCTGATTCGGTATCGGGCGGAACGGATGGCGTTTGGGCCTACTTAGACTGCGCTGACAATGAAGTGTCGAACAACACCATTAGAGGCGGGTATGCAGGCAGGGTCACAGGCGCGGTGGCACTATCGCAGATGCAACCGTACACAGTAACTGCGACGATCCGTAAGCAGCTAAACACCATCGTCAGGGGTAATATCGTTCGAGCCGGTGGAACCCAGGGTCACAACCTGCACGTGTACATCACCAACGATGATTGGTCGGGTACTCACGACGGCTCTGCAAATGCGGCGGTATTAACTGACAGCACAGCCGCATTCCTAGCGAGTGCGCTCATTGGTCAGACTATTACCAACGTGACTGACGGGTCTAGCGGTACAGTTACTGCGAACACAGCGACGACGATCACGGCCACATTATCAGGCGGAACCGATGATGATTGGGACTCAAGCGACGTGTACACCCTTAATGGTGGTTACATGAGCGGCTTGAAAATCACCAACAATATATTCGATGAGGATGATTTAGAAACCGTCACAAGCAACTCGGGTGCGCCGTTATGGAACCCGAAGATAGATTACTGGGAGGGCAACGATTCGCTCGACGAAAAGCTGGCTGGTGAACCCGTAGTTTTTACAGACGGTGACACAACCCCGGACGTCACAACTAACTCAGGCATCGACTCAACTAGATATTTTCAGTTTAACAACTCAAGTTCTACATCTGTGACTGATTTTGACGGAGGGTTTGAGGGGCAAGAGATTTATTTCAGAGGCAGCAGCAATACAACTATTATATACAATAGCGGGATAATCCGAACAAAAGGAAGTGCTAATGCGGCCCTTAACTCCAACTATTATATGAAGTTCAAGCTAACGGGGGATATATGGTTTGAATTATGGCGGTCTTTCTAACCAGAAGAGACCAATTCAGGCAGTCGCGGTGCCGGTGGAGTAGTATGCTGATGTGTATTTCTCCATCGGTGCTACGTCTTCATAAGTACCCATCTGCGCCAGCACCTCATTGAGCACATCGATTTCCTCACCGAGTCGTTCAATCTCACAGTCACACTGGGTGATCTGCTGATCGGCTAACTGCCGGTACAGGTTGGTGTTACCCTCGCTGGACTTGATCCGATCCCTTCGCTTAATGACCCTAGCTTTAGACCGCTCGACTTTGTGCTGGTTGTCCTGTGTGCCATTGATCCCATTCTGAATCATCTTCATCATCTGCTCGACCGCATCACCGGCAATGTCCTGCTCGTTGACCAACATGTTCTGAAACAACTGCATCAATTTGTCGCGCACAAGGTCTTCAAATCTCATGTCGCTCGCGTCACCAGTCCGATCATATCGCTCACGGCGCTTGTCGTTCCCTAACGTGTCATAGGCTTCCTGTACGGGCAGGAACTTGGTAGCGTCACCATCAGGTCTGTCAGGGTGGTATTCCTGCGCCAGTCGCCTGTAAGCCGCCTTGATCTCTTTGGCGGTAGCATCCGGCGCAACACCTAATGTCTCATACATGCTCATCAGTGGATCGACCTAACGTTGCTGGGTTTTGTGGTGATCCGTTCCTTCATTGTGACCATCGCACGCTGTGCAACTTCAGTGGCCTCCACCGATAGTGCATTAAAGTCATCCCGCACCAAGTCGTGATACTCAACATGGCACTTGGTGCACAGTATGCTGCCACGGGCTGACAGACAGGATGCTGCACCGTCCTCACTCTCACAGATGTCACACAGTATCTTGATCATATTTTCACCTTTAGTTGGTCCACCAGTTTGGCGGCTTCTTGGATGTAGTATTCATAGTTAATCGTGTCACGGTCGATTGGACCGTCGATCCGATTGTGTGGTGTGACCACCCAGCCGACATCGATGCCGGTCCGTCGTGTCTCGTACTTCGATCTGCTCTTGGTGTTGATTCGCTCATCCCACGGGTGTCCAGTCGCATCGATGTCAGCACCGGACAACCCTCGACCGGCATCTCTGATCTCCAGACGCACCGACTCATAAAAGTGATCGGTCAGGCTGTTGGCCCGCTTCCACTGGCCCATCGCACAACCGGCAGTAGGTGGTGAAACTTTGACCATCGATCCACCGGACTTAGTGACCAAGTATCGAGTGATCCGCTGGTGCTCCACCTCATCGATCTCCACCCTGTCAGACCGCTTCACCTTCGTTCTCAGCATGAAGTCCATGATGTCCTCATGGTAGGTGATAAAACTGCGTAAAGGCACCCCACGGGTCAGGAAGGCTTCAGCAGCGAGCGGCACGACCATTGCTGACAGGTTCTGGTGCCAACCCACAGGGTTACGCTGTTTGGGTAGCAGGTTCTCATATGCACCCTTGCGCTTCAGCTTGCCGTCCGTGTACTCACCGATATAGTTGTTCACATCCCTGATGAACATCCGGCTGTACTCGACTTCTTCCAACTCCAGCTGAGTGTATGCTTGCCACCAATCGGTGATGGCTTTCAGCTGTGGTAGTTGGTCCCTCGGCAGTTTAAGTGTCAGGCCGTCAGTATTGATCTGGATCATCTGACACCCAGGTAGCTTCATGACGTACTCGGCCAGCATACAGAGTAGTAGTTGACCGTTGATTGTGATCGACAGCAAATACTTCATGTCATAGAACGGGCTGTACTTATTGCCCGTGTCACCGTACACACCATTGAGTGCCAGCTTGAGCATCTTGTTGATCGATGAGCCTTTGGGTTGCTGCTTGCGGTCGAGGTACAACTGCTGGTAGATGTCACAGAAAGTGTCACCCAAATGTTCAGGGGCCAGCCGGTTGACGATGGCGATGTTGGGGTAGTAGCTGGCAACATCGAGGTCGATGATTGGTGCGTCAGGTTCAGCGACGATGATGCTGTCCTTGATCGATCCGTGGATGCCACCCTTGCCGAAGTCAAACTGGAAGTCATCGATGGTGGCGCTGACACCCTTCAGATCGTTCGCGTCATAGACTGTCTCATTGAGGAAGTAGTTGTGCACTCGCTGGAATTCAGGGTGCTCAAATTGAACGTATGGGAATACCACATCGGCCAGTGGTATCTCATCACGGATCGTCTGTCGCATCTCACGCTTGCCCGACGACTTGTCGTAACAAGACCCAGGTCGCTGCTTCTCCAATTCCATGATGAAAAACTGTTTGCCGATCTTAGTGTCGTTGTCGTTGATGAAGTTGCGACCGTACTGGCGGGTCAGTTCTTCACGGAACTCGATCATCTCAAGCGACTCATGATAGAAGTCCTCAGTGGCGTAGATGTCTTCCCAGTTGTACTCACGCAGCACGACAGCTTCTTCCTCGGTCAGCTTGGTGTTGGGTGGGAATGGGAGGTCTTCAATATGTGCTCGACGCATGTTGAATTCCAGCAGCTTGAGACTGGTGGATCGGGCGATGTTATCGAAGTGGTGGATGGTGAACAAATCAACCTGATCCACGATCCGCTCATTGTCCCAAATCAGATGACCGAACCGATCATTCGACTGGATAATCGAAGTGGCTTTATCACAAATCTGATGGGAATCACTCAGCTGGTAGGTGAGCAGATTGTGCAGCACTGGGTAGTCAAAGTTCAGATTGTTGAAACCAACCATGCGGGCTTGAGTCTGTCGGGCCATCTGCACCCACTCCACGATACCCTCCAGATCGTCGTGCCAGTCGCTGATCTCAAACATCCAGCGGTTGTCAGAATTGACTTCCTTAACCGCCATGAGGAAAATGTTAGGATAGGTTTCCGTATCGTAGATGTAGTCAACCATTAATTTCTCCGATCATTAGTACCAACAAACCCCCAATTAAGGGGGTCCGAAGGTCAACACAAGAGTTAAGCAGCCATGAATCCAGCAGCGATCAGCTTGGCATCGTCCCAGCCAGCGCCGAGGTATGACTCGTAACTGTGACCACCAGCAGCCGGTAACATAACTGGTCCGGTAGGAGCAGCAGGAGCAGCCGGACCGGACCCAGGTGCTGGAGCAGCAGGCGCAGGGACAACCGCGAGAGCAGGCTTACCGAACGCAGCAGCCACATCACCTGACGACATTCCAGCACCAACCGGTAGTGCGGGTGCAGTAGAATCCACAATCTGAATACCTTGTAGGCCGAGACTGATACCCTTGTTGATGTTGTCATAGTCCCAGCAGTCAACCAGTACATTGACGATGCACCCAGGGTAAAGCATTGGGCTAAATACCATCGGCTGCATCGGCTGAAGGTTGGCAT